GTGTCGGAAAGAAAACAGATAGAAATATCCAAGGAAAAAATAGAAGAGCAAGAAAAATATATAGAAATGCTTCATAGAAAGAATGAGGATGAGTTTATAAAAACTGGAAAAAGAAAATCTTTTATCATGCAAACATTCGGATGTCCGTATGTTGCCTCAACTACGATTTCTTAGATACCTCTACGCAACTACGATATTAATAGTTAAAATGTAATGCTAAACCATTCTGAAACTCAATAATATCAACAGCTTTATCATTCATGTATATATTTTTAATAACCATATCTATTAGGTCTTTTACCACTTTGTTGTTTACATTTGTCATTAGCATTTTAAAATCTAGCTCATTGTTATCGTTCATAGCCCTGTTAAATATAATGTTCTCATAATTTAATATAAATGTCATATCTTGTATATTTTTTTCTGTGTCATTCATCCTGTAAAACTGTTTTAAGTTTTCTTCTGAATTATTTAATTTGCTTTCATATTCTTTTTTCTTTATTACATAGTCAACCTTGCTAATTCCTTCTTCCGAAAACATATATAGCTCCTCTAGTCTTTCTAGGGCATTTATATATTTTGTTTTTTCTTTTTTGAATTTCTCTATACGTTTTTTTACATATTCATTCTCTTGGTCTTCTAAACTCTTAGGCTGCTTATCTTTGATGTGGCTGTAGGTTATGTTAGATTTTTGTGTAGGAACTTTATACAAGGCTACATATAACATCTCTAAGTCCTCTTGATTTATAGATAAAACATCTTCAAATGGTGAACCATCTAATAATATATCTTCTAATTCATCTGTTGTGTCAATACACATATTACCTGCTAGAATGATATTCTTAATAAGCGTTAGAACAAAAGGTCCTAGCACCACATCAGAAACTAATTTTGCATCACAAATAAATTTACGAACTTTACCTGAACATACATATTTCGAAGGTGTATACCCGTTTTCTCTCATTGTATCTTTAGATGCGTTGTAACCACTTTTACATTTGCTACATACTAGCTTGCGTGAAAAGATATGTGTATGTATTTTACCTACATATCTTCTCCCTACAAGTCCGGCATTTGTGTCTAATGTTTCATTAGCTAGTTGCCATATAGCTTTATCAATAATTGCTTCATGGTTATTGTCTATAACAATCCACTCGCTTTCATCTTTCTTTTTACCTCTTGCAGATTCTTTGTAGTTATATCTATAAGTCCCTTTGTAAAAAGGGTTTCTTAGTATGTCGTTAACTGTTTTAGATGTCCATTTTCCACCTCTTTTAGTTGGTATATCTTCTTCGTTAAGGATTTTAGATACCTTGGAACAAGATTTACATTGAATATAGGTAGAGTATATATATTGTACTACCTTAGCTTCTTTTTCATCTGGGCTAGGGTATTTCTTTTCTTCATTCCACTTATAACCCAGTGGAACATTTGCACCGTTCCATAGACCCTTTGTAGCCCTTGAAATCATAGTTGAAGATACTCTTTCTGATGTAAGCTTACGTTCTAATTCTGCAAACACTAATATAATCTTAAGCATAGCCTCGCCCATAGCTGAGGATGTGTCGAACTGCTCGTTTTTAGATATGAATGTTACGTTGTACTTATTTAATTCTTCGTACATATTAGAGAAATCTAGTAGGTTACGAGATATACGGTCTATTTTCCATACAAGCAGATGTGTAAACTGTTTCTTTCTGATTTTTAACATCATTTCTTGGTAGGCTGGTCTACCTGTATTTTTGCCTGAATATCCGGCGTCCTCAAATATCTCATAGTCTTCTGTATTAAAGATATATTTACAATAGTTAGTTAGGTCCTCACGCTGCATAGGTAAGGAGTCTTTATCTATCTGGTATAGGGTACTAACCCTAATATATATCGCTACTCTTATATCACTGTTATTATCCATAATGCACCTCTTAATTCTCCTCTGTAAAGTCTACATCTGATAGTGAATCATTTATATTGTCTAGTATGTCATAAGCTTGTATATAGGCTAGTAGAGGCTTGTTATCTTGCTTAGATGCTACTAGTAATTGGTTATATATATTATCTGCTGTCATATTCCACATATTAATTGCTTCTCTTTGAACCTTAGATTCTGACCATTGTTTTTTTCTTTTGTTATTTTTTGCTTGTTGGTATTCTAATGCCTTGTCGCAAAAAATAGGGTAGTTAGATAAATTCTCCTGTAGGTAGTTATTAAATTCTCTTGATGATAGTTTTTTCATTGTTTTATTCCTCCTAAATTATTTATTATTTATATCAACCTTATGTAGGTTAGGTAGCGATGTTAGATTTATGTATATATTGTCTGATAGCCAGTATCTAGGGCTTTGATGTGATAGATAGGTTAATCTATTAATAACGATATCAATATCTATGTGCAGGTCCGTAGCGACTTCTAATAAGCTATTATGTTCTAGTAGCTTTGCTCTTAATAAAGCATCTGGAATTATGAATTTACACTTCCATTTATCTGCTTTTAGCTCACATTTTTCTATTAACACCTTAGTGTTGTAGCTATCTATATTTTTGATATTATTGCCGTATGATGTGGAGTAGTGACCACATTCTTCTGCTAGGACGGATATATGTTGTTTGGTGTCCTTTTCTAAGCTAGAATCTAGTAGGATAATATTTTTATCTAATGCGGTAGAGAATAGTCCATCAAGGTTATATTTCTCTTTTAGGCTAGGTATGTATTCTAAAGCTATATCATTATCATCTATAAATTTGTATAGATCTTCTAGTGTAGTAGATGTGTTTTCCATGTATGCTCCTTTCCAAAATAAACATACGTTCTTTAAGATGCTAAAAAAAATAAAAAACATATGTTCTTTATGCTCGTTTTTTATAGGGCAAGGAATCACCCTGCCCGTAATATCTTGGTTATAATTGCTGTATGCTAAATTCTATTTTTTCAAAGTTCTTTTTTGATGTTGTATAGAAATCTATACTTTTAACTTCGTCTGGTGCCCATTCAGTTGTATTAGCATACTGACCTGTACCGATTGTAACGCCATCCTTATCTATTAATTTAAAGTTAATAATTAAGTTACCTAATTTTTCACCAGTTGTATTTTTGATGTTAGCACCGTAATGTTGTTGTTCTAATTTTTTAAATTCTGATGCTTTTAATGCATCTATTAACTTAGATTCAACATTATCTTTTTTAGTGACTGAATTTGCGTTCTGTCTAAATTCTGTTTCTATATTTCTGTCAATTTTTAGTCCGTACTTATCTATTAGAGTAATTATTATCTTTGTTCTATCGTTATATGCATCCTCAAAAGCCTTACTTTTATCTAAATCATTGTTTATAGGTAGGTTTTCAGACTGTATTGTAAGTGCTTTTTCGTAGTCCTGAGCTATCTTTTTTAGTTCGGGATTGTTAAAAGTCTTATCCTTAAATCCGTTGACTGTGTTTAATTCTTCCTTAACACCTTTTAAAACTATTAGATCCTTTTCATTAGGTGATTGGGCGTTTTTATACTCATCCCCATCTACTATCTTAATACGTCTCTCAAGCCCCATTTTAACAGCCTGCACATAATCGTTATCGTAATAGTGTACTTGCTCTTTTTTCTCACTACAGGCAACAAGTGAAACACCGATTAATAAAGCTGAAATAGTTGATAATAATTTTTTCATAAATTCCTCCAAATAAATTAATTTAAACAAATAAAAAAGCACTATCCAAACAATGAATAGTGCTTTCCTAATTCCAGTACCTGCCGAAACAGATAAAATGTTCTCCAGTACCTGCCGAAACAGGTAATATATTATATAAAGAATATAGCATCTTTTTCATTATTTGTCAATAGATTCAATGAGCATTTTTTTTAACTCGTTATCTATATTTTTTAAATTTTCATCACTTATCTTAATATCATTTAAAGCGTCTGTTTTTGTTTTTGGGTCATAGATTCGAATTTTACTTATGGTTGTTATCTGGTTTAACAATGCGATACTACCGTTTACTTTCATTCTATCATTTTCTTTTAGTAGTTTTTCTATATATGTTAATTCATCTTTCAACGACTTGTTAATAGTATTTATATATCTATTCATATCTTCAAAACTTAAATCTGCTGGTCGCTTTAAATTTAAAAGGGTATTTGCTTTTAATATTCCAAGTTGATTACATTTTAATAGAATATCAAGTATTTCATCCTTTAATTTATTGTTAATATTAGAAACTAATTCACTAGCCTTTATAATTTTACTGTTATCTTGGGAATCATCGGTCTTATCAATATTATTTATAAGGCTATTTAATATATCATCAAGCCCTTTAGCATCATTTTTCAAGTTATCTAGTGTATTTTTTTTACTTGTAAATAGAAGGTTGATTTCAGTTAGTTTTTGAAAATGTAAGTTTAAATTTTTATTTATTGCATCACAAACATTGTGTCCTAAATAATACTCGCCATTTTTTAGAAAATCTACATTTACATTTGGTTTTGCTGATTTAAGAGGTATAACAGTAAGAACATCACTTTTTCTATTTTTGTGCCCACCTATAACGATTGCATAGTGTAGACCACCAAACTCACGTCCGACCCTAAAACCAAAGTGTACCTTTATTATATCCCCACGATTATATTTTTTATATGCGTGTCTAGAATTAGACGATATCTTTATTTCTTCTTTTTGAAACCTGATATAATCATTAATCCAATACTTTGTTTTACTTGACCTATCATCATCAAGTTCATTTAGAAAAGCATCTAACTTAGTTAGTATTTCATCATTAGGAATAACCTTTTTACCCATATCGATATCCTTTCTATTTACCTAATTCTTCTTTTACAATCTCTCTTAACAAATCCTTTAAACCATCAATGTTTTTTATTCCTTGTGTCAGGTCTGCCTTGTGTGCTGCCATTGTTGTAATATCAGTATGTAATGAAGAAGGTTTAGTTCTATTTATTTCTTTAATATCGGTCTTACCTGCTAAATAATCAATAGAAACATCGAACAAGTCAGCCCAATTAGATATGGTATCTAAATCCGGGAGCCTTTTACCATTTTCATACTGTGATATTGTGGACTTATTAAAAGTTGTATAGTACTTTTTATTATAAAAATCCGCCAATTCTTCCTGTGTGTAATCCAATTCTCTCCTTAGTTGCTTAAATCTTATTGCGAAGTTCATAGAAACCTCCTTTCCTAAAATGATACTTTGTATATAAATTATACAACTATATTTTATATTTCACATATAAGTTAACAATACAATAAATAAATAATAGAATTTTACAAAATAAGTATTGTATTTGTTAACATTGTGTTGTATAATTAAGTTAACAAATGCAAAACATATGGATGGGGGTGATAATATGAATAGGTCTCTTAGAATAAAGGGTGCTAGAACAGAACTTGGGTACACTCAAGATAGAATGGCAGAGCTGTTAGGTATGTCAAAACCAGCATACTGCAACAAAGAAAATGGTAAAAATGAGTTTACTGAAAGTGAGATGATAAAAATGTGCAAGCTGCTTAATAAATCACTAGACTACTTTTTTTTAGAAAATTAGTTAACGTAAACAAAACTATATTTTAAATTATAAAACACAAATAGTATAAACAACAGTCACAATTAGTACAAATTGAGAATGTGAGTTGTACATAGGTGGAAGAAAGGAGAATATCACAAATGAGAGAAAAATCAATTTATCAAAGGGCTAGGGAGCAGTCAGGACTAACACAAGAAAAGGCAGCAGAATTACTGAACATAGCCACAGAAACTATAGCTAGTTATGAGTGTGGTAGGCGTAATATACCCGATGACATAGTGGTAGATATGGCTGAATTATACGATTGTCCAATTCTTTGCTATAAGCATCTAAGGAAAAAGGGAACAGGCAAAACGCTACCTGAGGTTGATGTTACTTCTCTAAGCCATGCAGTTGTAATGTTACTTAAGAATGTTGATGATGTTAGGGAGCAGAGCAACAAGATGCTTAACATAGCCTATGACAATATCATAGATGAAGAGGAGTTCGAGGAGTGGCATAGAGTTTTAAATTGTATTAACGGTCTGCAAAAATCTTGCTTGACTATTCAGTATTGCAGAGGGGGTTATTAGATATGCCGAGGGTAACAAAGAACGAGGAAATAAAGGCTAAGGAAAAAGAAGTAATGAAGAAGGTAAAAAAAGAATTTGGATTTACTAGAAAGAAAGATTTCCTAGAGTATGCAAAAACTCAGGAAGATGTAGATTTTAGCTTCTTCTGCAGGTCGCTGGATATGGAAGAGATAAAAAGGTTGAGAGATATAGAGTTTGGGGGTGTAGCAAGTGCTATATAAGACAAGGCAGGTAAGAACTGAAAAAGGGTTGTTTGTTGAGTTAGTGAGGGAAGAAGCTGTTGTTTATCCTGATACTAAGGTCAGCAACCCAGAAGACATACACGAACTAATGAAGGTTTTGGGAGTTGTCCAAAGTGATGTTGAACAGTTGTGGGCTGTATGCCTAAACGCTAAAAATAAGGTGGTCGGTGTGTTCTTGGTGTCACAGGGAACTACAAATTGTACAATAGTAATTCCTAAAGATATATTTAAAAGAGCGTTGTTGGTAAATGCTAATAGCGTAATAATAACACATAACCATCCATCCGGCGTAGTTACTCCTTCTAAAGAAGATAAGGATGTAACAGAAAGATGTTATGATGCAGGCAAAATCATAGGGATAGAATTACTAGACCATATTGTAGTAAGCGAAGATGATTACTATAGTTTTAAAAAAGAAAGTGATATATAAGGAGATTTGAAAATGAGAAGGGAAGAATTAGAAAAGTTTATTAATACATACAATGTTGATAGGGCTACTAGGGTAGAGGATATGGGCGTTGTAAGAGAAGAGGGCGAGGCTTGGGGTGATGACATAATGTTCATAAACAAGCATGGAAAGGCTCAAAAAATGGAAATGGGTGTTATATATAGTTTTGATAAAAGTGTTAGGAGTGTGATGTTTCCAGATGGGACGTTCGCAGGAGTGTGTAGATAGAGAATTAAAAGGAATTAGAATGGGGTTGATTGAACCGGGCTATATTAAAATATCTGACCCTAATGGAACTAAAAAAATAAAAGCTGTTATTGATTGTGTTAGTGACGAAATATCTTTTAAGGCGTTAGAAAATAATAGGGCTATAAAGGAAAAAAGGGAGAGGCCTTATAGATCACAGGAAATAGTGAATCTAAGAGTGAAAAAATTTAAACTTGAAAAAAAGCTAAATGAATTTAACTTTTTACTAGATCAATCAAGGGAAGGTATTTCAACTAAACTATTTAAAATATCGTTACTTCCTGATAGTGGCTTAATAGTGATTGATGATGTGAGTAAGGTTATAAGGAAAGATGTTGAACTTGCCAAGGATCTTAGAAAAAGTCATGTTAAGTGGTCGGAAAATGATGGAGTGTTTAAAGGTTATTTGAGCGTTGCTAACCTGATTGGCGTAAAAAATACCATAAAAAAATATGAAGCGAAATACTCAGCTTCATATAAAAGAAAATAGGTGGCAGGAGAATATCACTAATCCGACCACCAAGATTATAACATAAACCAGAAAGGTTTAAATAGATTATAGCATATTTTAGAAAGGAAAAGAAGAAAAATGAAAAAAATCACTTTGGAAAGATTAAAAATTAGTAATTTTAAGGGCGTTAATAGCCTTGATATTACATTCGACGGGTTAGAAAGCACTATAAAGGGTGCTAATGCTACTGGTAAGACTAGTATATTTGATGCATTTACATGGCTGCTATTCGACAAGGATAGTGATAACAGGGCAGACTTTAATATCAAGCCACTAGACAAGAATAACAACTATCTAAGGGTAGATGTTGAGGTAGAAGGATACTTTGATATTGACGGTATGAAAGTGGTCCTAAAGAAGATGTATAAAGAAAACTGGACTAAAAAAAGAGGTTCATCCGAAGAGGTGTATGCAGGGAATAAGACGGATTATGAGATAGACGATATACTGTATAAAAAGAACGACTATAAGAAGTATATCGAGGACAAGTTTACATCTGAGGACCTATTTAAACTATTAACTAACCCACTATTCTTTAGTACACAAGTTAAGTGGAAGGATGCTAGAGAAATGGTTATGTCTATAGTGGGTGATGTAGCTGTAACTGATGTGGTAGCTATAGAAAAGGATATAGAACCTATACAGGACGATATAGAAGCTAAGGGGGTAGACAATCTACTAAAGTCTAAAAAGGCTAGTATGAAGAAGTTGGCAGACGAGAAGAAAGAACTGCCTGCTAGGGTATCTGAACTACAGAATATGATAGTTAATGTAGATGTTGAAGCAATCGAAAAAGAAATAAAGGGCAAAGAAAATGAAATAAAAAAACTTGAAGAAAAGATGTCTGGTATAAATGATAATTCAGATGAAATAAACAAGTTGATAGCTGAAAAGTTAGAGGTGGAAAGTAGGATAAGGAAAATCAAATCTAATGCTACAGATGCAGCACTATCTAAAAAGAATGAGTTAAGAGGTAAGCTTGCTGATTTTACATTAATTCAAAAAATGAATGATGCTGAACTAAAAACAATGATTACTACAAAGAATTGTCTTGATAGCGACATCAAAAGGTTAAAAGATAGAAAAGATGAACTGGCTAAAGAATATGCAACTGTATACACTGGCAAGCCTGAAAATCTTGATGGTGTAGGTAACTGCCCTACTTGTGGTAGACCTCTTGATAATGCTGATGATGTGATAGAAAAATATATTTCAAGCTTCAATAGTAAAAAGGCTAGTAAGCTTGAAAAAATAGGTAACGAGGGGAAAAGGATAGCCGGTGATATTGAGATAAAGGAAGAACAGTTAAATGAAACTATAGCTTGTATAGAGGGTAAAGAGAAAGAATTAGAAAATATAAATTCAGATCTAAATAAAATAAACGAAGCATTAAATAATTGTTCTTGTGAACCTGAATTTACTTTACAGGAAGTTCACGATATTAGTAATTATGAAACTGTTTTGGATGATATAAAAAAGAGGTTGGAAGTGCTAAAAAACTCTAGTGTAGATAGCGAAAAAGAGGGCTACAGGGCTAGTATAGAGGTTCTAAAAAAAGATATTAAGGATTTATCTAGTAAGCTTGGACAGGCTCAAATAAACGAGAATACAAGGTCTAGGATAGACGAACTTGAAGCTAAGGAAAAGGAAGTTGTAAGGGGGCTTGCAAGTATTCAAAGAGATATAGAATTGTGCGAGTTGTTTATAACTACTAGGGTTAGTTTACTTGAAAGCAACATAAACAATCACTTCAAGGGTGTTGAATTTAAGCTATTTGAAACACAGGTAAATGGTGGTATCAATGAGTGCTGCAAGGCTATGGTTGATGGAGTACCGTATAGCGATTTAAACACTGCTAGTAAAATCAATGCCGGTCTAGCGATTATAGATGTTATAGGTAAACATTATGATGTGAGATTACCTATATTCATAGATAACAGGGAGTCAATTATCAAGCTAGAAAAGGTTGATACACAGGTTATTAATCTAGTGGCTGATGATATAGATAGTTTAGAAATATTGGGAGGTAAGTTCAATGAGTAATCAGGTAACAGAGAGCAAGAAAGGTTATGTAGCAGAGAAAAATATAACTGATAGTGCATTAAACGCTATCAACAAGTATATGAATGATGGAGTATTACATCTTCCTAAAACATATAGCGTTGAAAATGCTATGAAGTCTGCGTATTTAACATTATCTCAGGCTAAGGATAAGAACGGCAAATCCGTCCTTGAATCTTGTACTAAAGAATCAATATATCAATCTCTACTTGATATGGCTGTGCAGGGGTTAACACCTGCTAAAAACCAGTGTTACTTTATACCATACGGTAGCAAGTTAACAATGTCTAGGTCATATTTAGGTACTATAGCAGTTACAAAAAGTGCAGTACCAGAAGTTAAGGATGTAAAGGGATACGCAATCTATGATAAAGATGTATTTGAAACAGAGTTTGACTATAACACAGGGTGTATCAAGATTAAGAAGTTTGAAAGGAATTTTGATAGCATAGACACTAACAGCATAAAGGGTGCTTTTGCTTTAATTATCGGTGAACACGGCGTATTGCATACGGAAGTAATGAATATGGCACAGATAAGAAATGCTTGGTCCATGGGTGCTACAAACGGGAAGAGTAAGGCTCACAATCAATTTACAGACCAGATGGCAATCAGAACTGTAATTAACAGGGCTTGTAAATTCTATATAAATACTAGTGATGATACAAGTGTGTTATTTGCAGATTCGTATGCAAATAGTGATGAAGATACTTCAAGTGAAAGGGAAGTTGAAATTGTAGACGAGAATGTTAGAGAAGAAATAGAAGTTAATGCCAACAATGAGGTGATAGATGCAGATTTTGAAGATGTGCCAAAGGAAGATCTAAAAGAAAAAGAAACAATTCAAAAGGATGATGGGCAGGTAATGTTTGATGGGTTTGATAACCTAGAGGATGATCCTGTAGTACCGTTCTAGCCATGAATAAGATAAAAGTATTAGGTTCAGGGAGTAGTGGTAACTGCTACTCCTTGGAAATGAATAACGAGATACTATTGCTTGACGCAGGGTTCAAGTATAAAGATATATTGAAGTTCATAGATTATAAGATTGATAAGGTTGTTGGATGCCTAGTTAGTCATCTGCATAATGACCACTCAAAAGGTATTAAAGAGTTGGTAGATAATGGGGTTGACGTATACGCCCTAGAAAGCGTATTTACAGACAAAGCAATACAAAATCATAGGTGTAGGGCTGTAACGCCTAGTACACGTTATCAGGTAGGTAATTTCGTTGTTCTAGCCTTTGAGTTAGAACATGATGTAGATAATGTAGGTTACTTAATAAAGCATATACCTACAGGAGAAACAATCTTATATATAACAGATACTTATTATGTTAAGTATAGATTTAAAAACGTTAATCACTTCTTAGTCGAGTGTAACTATTCAAAAGAAATAATTGACAGGACGCTTGAAGATAAGATGTTTTTAAGAAACAGAGTGGTCCAATCGCATTTTGAGTTACACAACTGCATAGATTTTCTAAAAGCTAGTGATTTAAGTAAATTAAAAACTATGACGCTGCTACATCTATCAAGTGCGAACTCGGATGCAGACTACTTTAAAAGCGAGGTTGAAAAGGCTATAGGATATCCAGTAAATATAGCCAAAAAAGGACTGGAAATATATTTGTAAGGGGTGGGGGTATGAGCTATGAAAAAGCTGTAGAGATAGCAATAAATAAACTCGAATGGCAGATGTTAATGCATTATAGAGTTGGCTACAATGATGAAGATATACACAACTACGCTAGGCAGGTGTATATGTTGCAAAACACCTTTGATGGGGGTGTGTGTAGTGGCTAGACCAACTAAAACAGGGATTGATTATTTCCCTCTTGATACTAGGTTTATTGAAGATATAAAAGTGAGAAAAATTAAGAGGGAATATAAATCAGATGCGATATGCGTATTGATCTATCTCCTAGGGATAGTATACGGAGAAGAAGGCTATTATCTTTCGTGGGATGACGATATATGTTTTTTGGTATCGGACACTCTACAAATTGATGAGGATATAGTAAGAGGGATAGTCAATAAAGCCTTAGATGTAGAGTTTTTTGATTATCATATGTACAAAACTTATAGAATATTGACATCAAAAGGCATACAAAATAGATATTTGGCAGCTACAGAAAGAAGGCAAAATACAAATTTAATAGCTAAATACATAATAAAAACAGATGAGTTAATGCAACATAATGTTACAGAAACTGGGGTTAATGTTGCAGAAACTAGGGTTAATGTTACAGAAACTGGGGTTAATGTTGCAGAAACTGGGGTTAATGTAGACAAAAGTACACAAAGTAAAGTAAAGAAAAGTAAAGTAAAGGAAAGTAAAGAAAATACAATCAAAGATTGTAACGCCCCTAGTGCAGGGCGAAGAGGACGCACTTTTACTTTTGAATCGTTGGTATTAGCTAAATATGGCAATGATGAATCCTTACTTGAAGCCTTTAAAGACTTTGAAATCATGCGTAAAAGCATTAAAAAACCTTTGACTGAACGTGCTGTAAAAACTATGTTAACCAAGCTAGAAAATTTAGCAGGTGATGACATTGACAAAACAATAAAAATCCTAGAGCAAAGTATTTTGAATAGCTGGGCTGGTGTATTTGAATTAAAGTCTGGGGGTGATATGTTTGGAACTGGGGGAAATGATTCAGAGGTTCGAGGAAAAGAGAGCCAAGGACAAGGCAAGTGGGACAAATACGACTGGAGCAAGGGAAGAAAAGACGTATAAATGCCCTATTTGCAAAGATTTGGAGTGGGTTAGCCATGTTGAGGAAGATGGGCATGAGGTTATGATTCCATGCAAGTGCAAGGCTGAAAGAGAACTTGAGAGGGCTATAGCGTTTGCTGGAATTAGCGAAAAATTCAAGTCTAAAACCTTTGGGAATTTTGAGGAAACCAAGGCTAACCTAGAAATAAAAAAATCCTGCATGCACTATGTGTCATCAAAGGCTTATAAGCAAAATAAAAGCCTAGTAATCATGGGTCAGGTAGGTAGTGGGAAAACACATCTGGCAATGGCTATAGTCAATAATCTAATAGCTAAAGGCGTTAGGTGTATGTATCTGGAGTATAGGTCTTTTATAACTTTGGTCAAACAGTCTATGACGGACAGGGAAGAGTATCAAAGGCAGATGGATAAGGCTAAGCGTGCAGAGGTCCTGTATCTTGATGATTTTCTAAAAGGCAGGGTTACGGATTCGGATTTAAATGTCTTGTATGAGGTTATAAATGCTAGGTATTTAGCTGATTTACCTGTGATAATTACAACTGAACTGTTACCTGATACGATTAATGATTTTGATGAAGCCTTAGGATCTAGGATTATTGAAATGGCTAGTGATTATATATTAATTAGCAAGGACAAGAATAAACGTCTTGAAAGGCTAGAAAGGTAGGTTGAAATGGCTTTATTATCACCATGTTACAAGTGTCCTGAACGTGAGATTAACTGTCATGATACTTGTTTGAAATACGCAAGTTACAAGGTGGAGGTTGAGAAATTTCACAAGAAAAGGGATTTAGATTCAGTGTTCCAAGGCTACTTCCAAGACGAAACATATAAAAATTGGAAGGCTAGAGAGGGAACGAAAAGAAAGACAGCTTATTATTAAAAAGTCCTACGGTTGGAAGTAGGCAGACGGGAGAAACAATATGATTATCAGAAAAGTAATAACACACGTATTAGACAAGAATGCTGGTACACCAATACTAAGCGAGGTTGAACAGGCTATAACTCCTGAGATTGATGTGTTTTATCAAAAAATTCTAAGGAAAATATTGAGGGATGATGATTTGAGGTTAGCTAAATTCAGTGACTACAACAATAACATTGTTAGAGTATCGACTGACCATGTTATTTATGATGATAAAGCCTTTATAACTGCGTCACAGTCGATAGCTGCATGCTTGTTTAATGTTATGAAAGCTAGTCCTGAATTAGATTCTTGTGACCTTGCTGTAGTTAGCTTTACGCATAAGGATGTAAACCAAGCAGCAGTAGTAATGCTAGATTATAAGAGCCTGTATAACCATTCTATAGACGTTGTAGATGATTGTGTGCAAGTGAAGCTGATAGGCAACGATATGGGCATACAGGCAGGCAGTAGGATAAGAAATGCCATAATCGTAGAGCCGAGTGGGGTTAATGACGAGTGGCAGCTTAGGATACTAGATAAGCAGGGTGAAAGACAAGAAATAGATACTGCATTTGTAACAAATTTTGTAAATGCTAAAAAGGTCCTAGATGAAAGACATCTTACTAAGAAGTTTGTAAGAAAATCTGAGGGTTTCATACAAAACGCATATGGAACTGAACCGGTTAGGGTTGAGGATGCACTATCTGTGCTTTATTACAACGTTAAGGAAGGACAGGAGATAGATACTGAACGTATGGCTGATGAATTATTTAGGGAATATGATTACAGGCAAACGCTATATAAAGAAATTCTTAAAGAACATGGCATAACTAGATTTGTGATTGATAAAACGTGGGTTGAAAAGAAGTTAAAACGCAGGAAGTTACAAACAAACACTAAGATAAAAATATCTGGTTTGGCAGAGGATTTTGAAGATCCTATGAAATTTAGGATGGTGAAGAATGAGAATGGAACTGTTGATTTACACATCAGGAACGTTGAGTTTATAGAGATTTAGTGAGGTGGAGCTATGAAAATATTAGATGTTTGTTGTGGCTCTAAGATGTTTTACTTTGAAAAAGATAATCCTGATGTAGTTTTTATGGATATACGAACAGAATCACATATTTTGTGTGATGGGCGAGAGTTAAATATAAAACCAGATATTATTGGAGACTTTAGAAAAATACCATTTACTGATAATAAATTTGATATGGTTGTGTTCGATCCGCCGCATTTAAATAAATTAGGGGAGAGATCGTGGATGGCAAAAAAGTATGGAGTTCTAAATAAGGATACATGGAAAGACGACATTAAGCAGGGTTTTAAAGAATGTATGAGAGTATTGAAAGAAGATGGAACCTTAATATTTAAGTGGAGTGAAGATCAAATAAAGCTAACTGAAATACTTAAGTTAATAAATTTTAAACCTTTGTTAGGTAACAAAAGGAATAAAACTCATTGGTTGGTATTTTATAAAAAGAGTTGTTAGAAAGAGAGGGAGAATAATGGCAGTAAATAACGTAACAATAGTCGGAAGAACAACAGCTGACCCTGAACTAAGATATTTGCAATCAGGAACAGCAGTAGCTAGGTTTACCTTGGCTGTAGATAGAGATTATAAAAACAAGGATGGTTCAACTACTACAGATTTTATACCATGCGAGTTGATGGGAAGTCCGGCAGAGTTTGCAGCAAACTATTGCACTAAAGGTAGATTGGTGGCTGTAATAGGCTCTATAAGAGTTGATAGGTACGAGCAAAACGGAGAGAAAAAGACATTTACAAAGGTGTCAGGTAGGCAGATACAAGCACTTGAAAGCATGAAGAATAAGGATGATGGACAGGCATCAGGTACACCTAAGTTTGAGCCTACACCACCAGAGTTTAATGCTGTTGATGATGACGATGTACCGTTTTAGGAGGGGAACATGGAATACAAAAGAAAAACTAAGATAGAAATATACAACGATAATTTTCAGAATTATAAGAAATATGGAATACCCAAGGCACAATTAGTGATTGCTGATATACCGTATAACCTAGGTAAGAACGCTTATGCGTCTAATCCGTTGTGGTATAACGGGGGGACAATAAGAAAGGTGAAGATGGCAAGGGTAAAATGGTATTCAATTACTTTAATTGGAAACGTGATAGTAAAAAAGAATACCCGAAGATACATCCAACTCAAAAACCTATTGGAGTTCTAAAACAGTTGATAGAAATATTCACAGATGAGGGGGATGTGGTTATAGATCCAGTTTGTGGAAGTGGTGCAACATTAAGAGCGTGCAAAGAATTAGGCAGAAGCTGCTATGGCTTTGAAATTGATAAGAATTTTTATAAAAGAGCCAAAGAAGAAATGCTAGTAGATAAAAAAGAGGAGCAATTAAAATGGAAGATTTAAAAGAAAAATACTTAAAGAAAATTGATGATATATCAAGTAAGGCTAAGCAGGATATAGAGGAAGCTATTAAGGCATATGAGGAAGAACTTAACAGTCAAGATGGTGGTCATTGGATACCAGCGGAAGAAGAAAGGTATTGGTGGATAGATACAGAAGGGTATGTTGATTGGACAGAGTGGCATGGTTGCACTGATGATGAAGGAAGATTGTCAATAGGCAACGTATTCAAAACTGAAAAAGAAGCAGAATTTGAAGTCGAGAGGTTAAAGATTTTAGCTATTATGAAAAAGTATAGTAGACCTTTTAAAAAAGAAGATGAAAATTGGGTTATATCTTTTGATGAAACTGAAAACTTTATTACCTATGATATTTGGTGGGATATAAACTTTAGTGTACCAATTTTTGAATCAAGAGAAATCGCACAAAAGGTAGTGGAAGAAATAGGTGAAGATAGGTTGAAAAAATATTATTTTAGAGTTGAGTAGAAAGAAAGGTGTCGTATGTGAATCAGTTTGAGAAAAAGGAAGTCGGACAGAAGATTAGAGCGATAAGAGAAGCTAACAAGATGAGCCATGGTGATTTCGCTAAAGCTTTTGGAGTAAATGTTAAGTTAGTTAGGGAGTGGGAAAAAGGGGTCAACCTACCTAATCCTAAAAAGCTAGATAAGATACTAAACTTTAAACCTAATAAAAAGCCTGCCAGCAAGCCACAGGAGAAGAAAAAGACAGCATCCAATCCAATTGGTAAGAAAAAGGTACACATAGTGACAGAAAAGCAAATGGAAGCTATAAGACAAGAACAAAGTGAATTAGCATTTGCTAGGGTGTTTAGTGTTATGTTGTCACTACCAATTTTGGCATTAGCAGAAGAAGGATACGGGAAAAAGAGATTAAATAGGTTCATTGACAGAACTCTTTTACTGCTAAGAGAAGTTGAACAGGGACGTATGAACATTTGGGAAGTTAATCAGGAAATAAAAGAAAAGTACGGAATTGATATATCTGTAAGTGATGATTTACAGATTGAGAGAAAAGGAGAAAAGGAAGTGTTTGCATGATAGATAAAAAAGTCGTTATAGCTACTGTATTAAGTTGTGTAATCAATCTGTCTTGTGGTTGTTATATAGGATATAGGTTAGCTGAAAATGACATAAAGAACTATATAGGCAGGGTAGTATCAAAGGAACACCAGCCACGTGAAGTTAGATTTGAAAAACAAAAAGAATGGATTGATGGAGAGTTAAAAGAGGTTGAAAATCCAGTAATGCTAGATGAAACGTTCACATTAAAAGTTAAAGATGTATTCGGAAGTGTTTCATCGGTAAATGTCACAAAAGAAGTGTACAAGCAGTTTGAAATTGGAGATAAGTACAGGAGATAAGGAGATTAAAATATGAATTTCTTAGACTGTTTCGCTGGGATAGGTGGTTTTAGATTAGGCTTAGAAAAAGCAGGTCACACTTGCATAGGATACATTGAAAAAGATAAATATGCAAGACAAAGTTATGAGGCTATATATGACGCAGGAAAGGAAAAGTTGATTGGAGAAGATATTACAAAAATCACAGATGAAGAATTTAGAAAACTTAGAGGAAAAGTTGATATGTTGGTCGGGGGATTCCCTTGCCAAGCTTTTAGTATCGCAGGACATAAAAGGGGGTTTAGTGATACCCGAGGAACTTTATTCTTTGAACTTATTAGGGCAACCAAACAAATCAAACCACAGATTTTGTTATTTGAGAACGTCAAAAACTTATTGTCACACGACGAAGGAAAGACATTTGAAACCATCCTCTATACGCTGGATGAGTTGGGGTATGATGTCGAATGGCAATTGCTTAACTCAAAAAATCACGGAGTTCCACAACACAGAGAAAGAGTGTTCATTGTTGGACATCTTAGAGGAGAACGTGGACGAAAGGTATTTCCTATCAGATCGAGTTATAAACAAACTCCTAACAGAAACGAAAAATCAACTAATACCATTACAGCAAGGTATGGAGAGGCACAATCCAACGGATCGTATGTTATTAAAAATAAACAAAAGAAAAAAATAGATAAACTTACTATTTTAGTGAAAGAAGCAACAGTAAAAGGTTATTCGGAAGCATGTTTGGGGGACTCAATTAACTTAGAGTACCCAGACAGTAAAACTAGACGAGGTAGGGTAGGCAAGAAAGTTGCACAAACTTTAACCACATCATGTAATCAAGGAGTAATAATTTCAGTAGAGGATACGCAAGTGGTTATGCCTGAAAATACCAAAGAAAAATATAGAGTCAGGAAATTAACTCCTAAAGAGTGCTGGAGATTACAAGGTTTTCCTGACTGGGCATTTGATAAAGCAAGATCGAGTGGGGTAAGCGACTCACAGCTTTATAAACAAGCAGGTAATGCAGTTACAGTAAATGTAGCATATGAAATAGGTTTAAGATTATAAACATATAATAAATATTCAGGGGGGTAAGTGATGAATTTATTTGATAAAAAATCAACTGGGGCCAATATACGGAAGATTAGGGAATTTTACTCCCTATCCGAAGACCAGTTTGCAGAACAGTTAAAAGTCAAGGTTGTAAGAGAGTGGGAAAAGGGTGTAAACTTACCCAATCCTAAAAAGCTAGATAAGATACTAAACTTTAAACCTAATAAAAAGCCTGCCAGCAAGACACAGGAGAAGAAAATCAAAAGTAGAGTGTGTGACAAGAAAAAGGCACACATCGTGACAGACGAGCAATTAGAAGAAATAAAACAGAATGCATATAATAGAGCTTCTGCACGAATATTAGAGAGTATGTTTAGCTTGCCACTAATAGCACTTGAGGATGAAGGTTTTGGACAGAAAAGACTTAATAGAGTTGCTGATAGAATGTTAGAGTTACTTATTGAAGCAATAGAAGATAGTAACAAATTAAAGGAATATCAAATACATCTAGCTAGTAAATATTATATAGCAACTGTAGTTAGTGAAGACTTTAAAAGAATTGAAAGAGTGAATGAAATGGAGGTGAAAAGGTGGCTAGAAAAGCAATAGTATCGATTATTTGTTTAGCTATAATATTGACATTTGGACTAGGTGCCTTTACAGGTTATAGGTTAGCTGAAAACGACATAAAAAACTATATTGGCAAGGTAGTATCAAAGGAACACCAGCCACGTGAAGTCAGATTTGAAAAACAAAAAGAATGGATTGATGGAGAGTTAAAAGAGGTTGAAAATCCAGTAATGCTAGATGAAACGTTCACATTAAAAGTTAAAGATGTATTCGGAAGTGTTTCATCGGTAAATGTCACAAAAGAAGTGTACAAGCAGTTTAAAGTTGGAGATAAGTATAGGAGATAAGGAGATTAAAATATGGAATTAAAAGTACTAAAAGTTAGAGAAAATGCAATATTACCAAGGTACGCACATGGGAACGAAGATACAGGAGCAGACCTATATGTTAGCAAGGTGAAATACTTTAAAGATGGCGAGTTAACAGAGTGCCTTAATCCTGATGGCTATGTATTGCAGCCATTTGAAACAATATTATGCCTGACAGGTTTTAAGATTGAAGTTGAAGATGGAACGGATGTACAGATAAGACCAACATCAGGGAACAGCCTTAAAACACCACTTAGAATACCTAACAGTCCGGCAACTATTGATAGTGGGTTTAGGGACGAAGTAGGAGTAATAATTCAGAACATATCTAACAACAGGTTCAAGGTGAACATAGGGGATAAAATCGCACAGATGGTAATATCTAAGGTTGAGCACCCTAGCATAATCGAAGTGGATAAGCTAAGTGATTCTAAAAGAGGTGACAACGGATATGGTAGCACTGGAGTAGCTGGGGAAAAGAAAGAAGAAAAATCTAAGCTAAGATATAAGGTTGGTGACGAAATTATATTAAAGTCTAATTTAAAGGATTGTGATAAATTTGATAATCATGGATTAATTTATAATGATGAGATGGCGTTTTTAAAGGAAGAACTACATGAAATAGAAAGTATAAATAATCTAAATTATTACAAGGTTGCAGGTTATAGCATTGTGGATGATATGATTGACCACGAAAAAACACTATTCCTTAACTCTACAACTAAAAACGAGAGAATTTTCTTGAAATTGCTTGATGGTTATTATAATTGGATTGCTAAGGATGAATCCGGGGAAGTATATATTTACCGCGAAAAACCGTATAGGGATACAAATACGAAAGAACTTTATTGGTGTGCGTGTGGTGCAGAAATTGTAACAGATTTACAATTTTTAAATCTAAAGTGGGAACACTTAGGTACAGACAGTCCAGTAAAGATATTTAGGTAGGTGGTTTATGTGGCTAAAAAATGGACTAGAGAACGAATAGAGTTAGTTAGGAAGTACTTACATAAAGGATTTACCGATAAAGAAATAGCAGAAATAATGACCGACATTGAGGGTGATAAGAGTTATAGATATACTCCTAGCATCATAAACACGACTATATCTACATACCAGCTATTAGGGGGTATATCGCTTAAAGCATTGGTTAAGTCTGGGAGAAATGTTAAATGGAATGATGAATTAATATCGGAAGTTATAGACCTAGCTGATAAAGGATTCACTGACTATGTTATAGCAGATATGATGACTAAAAAGCATGAGGTTAAGTTTACACAAAAGCAGATTTTAGGAGTTAGGTCAAGAAGAAGGATTCAAAAACCTAATAAGAAACCTGCTGAAGAAAAAAATAAAAAAATTGATAATACAGACTACTTTAAAAGAATGGCGGAGATAAGTCTAAAAACAATAAAGGATAATAGACAACAAACTGCTAGGATTAGAAAGTTTAATCTTGAAGAGGGTAAGCTATACACTATTAAGACCGATAATACTAGTTCAAACAATAGACGAGGAATAAAGGTATATAGAGAATTAAAATTCTTGTATATGACAGACTATGTATTGTATTTTAAAGACAAGCACGGTATAACTAAGTCCTTTATAAGAGACAATAATTCAGTAAAGGTAAAAAAGATGGAGATATAAAAAAATGATGAAAGATATATTAGAACAGGTAATAAATGAAGTATTTGAAGATATCGAAAAGGAATTAAAAATGGAATCTAAACAACAGGTGGAAAATATAAATCGTGTCGAAATTAAAAATCCTGTAAAGCCAAGTCATTATAAGTTAGATGGGTTATATACAGATACTGGTGATGCACAGGTGAAGGATGTGATTAAATCAGTGCTAGGTGAGCAGGGGTATAAAAATTGGATAGTCGGTGATGCCTTAGCTTATGTAATGAGACATGAGAATAAAAACGGACTTGAGGATATTAAAAAGGCTATTGAGATGTTAGGGTGGCTCGTAAATGATTAGATGGTCTGAGGACGAGTTTAATAAAAGGTTCGGGAAGAGAGTAGCAAAAACAAAGGGTAATAAGTACAAGAATAAAAAAATAACCTACAACGGATTAAAATTCGATAGTAGGAAAGAGTTTAACAGGTATATTGAATTAAAAAAGCTTGCTAATTTAGGTTATATTAAAGATTTACAACTACAGGCACCATTTATATTACAGGAGAGTTTTAAGGATAACAGAGGGCGTACAGAAAGGTCTATAAAGTATCTAGCAGACTTTGTATATACTAAGGATGGGGTTAAGTATGTTGAGGATGTGAAGTCTGCAATTACTAGAAAAGAGCCTACATACGTTATAAAACGTAAGCTATTCAAGTATAAGTACCCTGAGTATACATTTGTTGAATATGATTAATGGCTGGTGACTGTTTATCTAGTTAGTTAGGTGCGAGATTAAGTATTGAGGAGAAGTTTATTAATGCAGAAAATAGAAAAGAAAAATGTTAATCGTGCAAAACGAGAGTTAAAAGACATCAACTACATACAAGATAATATTGATTCTCTAGGACGTCAAATAATCGAAATGCGTGCATCAATAGAGGGGGGAGCAATCAACTATGGAGACAAAATACAGTCAAGTTCGAGTGGGAAAGAAAACTTGATCTGTAAGTATATTGATACTAAGTCAAAGCTGGAAGATTTAAAGGCTGATAAAATGGAAAAGTTAGCCTTATATAACAAAAGAATTGACTGCATCCCTAATGAACTCTATCAAAATATACTAAGAATGAAGTATATCGAGGGTATGACGTTACTTCAAATTTCTTTAAAGTTAAATATCAAGCAAAGGACGATTGAAAGATATCATGGAAAAGCCTTGATTGAGTATGAAAACCTTATTGAAAATTAGTACTGTATTAACTTGTTAATAATATTATAGCTGACCTGCACTACAAATATAAGCTACAGTTAGTACAGGTTGGCTAGGTAATATCGTACATTATGGGGGATAAAAATGATTGAAAGAAATGAGAAAATAAAGGTTAGAGATAAGAACAGAATTATGAAAATAATAAACAAGGCAATCTCTAGCAACGGGAAATTAAAGATAGATTTCTATACACTTAACACTAAGGCAGCAAGTAAGGTGTACAAAGGAAAGGAATTAAGGGAGATAAGAAAAAAGCTATACGATAGGATTATACCTCTTACATGGAGCGTGGTTATACAGGAGGTGGACTAAATGAACGAATTGATAACTGTAACAACTAATGATAATCAGGAACCAGTAGTAAGTGGCAGGGAACTACATTCAAGGCTAGAGATAACAGAAAGATATTCTAGTTGGTTTAATAGAATGCTACATTATGGTTTTGTAGAAGGAGAAGATTATTTAGGGTGTAAAGTTTTTAACGCCCTAGCCAGACAAGAATTAGATGACCATATGGTTAAAATAGATATGGCTAAAGAAATATGTATGATTCAGAGGAACGAAAAAGGTAGAGAGTTCAGACAGTACTTTATTGAAGTTGAAAAGGAATTTAATAGCCCTGAAAGAATAATGGCTAGAGCGTTATTGCTGGCAGATAAGAAAATTAATACACTAGAATTAACAATAAAAGAGCAAAGACCTAAAGTATTATTTGCTGAAAGCGTTGAAGCTAGTAAGTGTAGTATATTAATCGGTGACCTAGCTAAGTTAATCAAACAGAATGGGTTTGATATAGGACAAAATAGGCTATTTGAGTGGTTACGTAAAAATGGATACTTAATAAGCCGTAAGGGAGAAAGTTATAATATGCCTACTCAACAATCAATGCAAATGGGACTATTTGAGATTAAGGAAAGTTCTGTAGTGAATGCTAATGGGTCTGTAAGGCTTACTAGGACCACGAAGGTTACAGGTAAAGGACAGATATATTTTATAAATAAATTTATTGGGAGGTAATATAAGATGGCATATTTTCATACTAATTTAAGGTATCATGAAGATAAAACAGAGAAAAGAAAACTAAGCAAGGAAGATGTAGAGTTCTTAAAAGCATTGCAAAAAGAAAGAAATACACAGGATAATTGTGGTACTGCTGATGTGAGGACGTGGGTTATAAAGGATAGGAAAGATTTACAAGCTAACGAAGATAGTTATGATTATACGGTTTTATATGATCCTAATCGTTGTCGAGCTTTATCGACAGAAGATATATACAATGAATTAGTAGAATATATGGAACAAATTAACGATATTGAAGTTTGTGATGTTGTGTATAATCCAAAGGAAGATAGACTAATATTTGAATATGACGGATACAGGGGTGCTACAGTATATGGGACTAAGGATGGAGAAGATTCAATATATGTAGATGATAACGCTTTAGAGTTTATACAAGAATACTTATATGGTGAGGATGTTCAAATATGCTATATGCAAAAAAACTGGGTTCATGAATTTTGTTTCTTAACTCAAAAAGCAGCAGAAAATTATTTGAAAAGAAAAGGGCATAACCACCACTCGGATGCTCATACATATTGTATTTGTACATATTGTGACCCTGAAATCGCAAAATTGATGGAAATATTGGAAAGAGTAGATTGGGATAAGGTAGGGGCAACTAATGAATAGTGGAGAATTATTAATTCATAAGATTAATTTAAAAGCATATGAATATGCTATAAAATGGCTACAGTACGAGATGAAAGAATTGGGTCCGTTTTCAGGGGATGATGAAAGACTAGATGAAATAAAAAATGAAAAACAAGTAATAGAAATGCTATTAAACTTAGAGAGGGAAGCAGCAAATGAGAAATAAAATAAAAATGCACTTAAAAGATAAACACTTCCAGATGATGAAAAATGGATCTAAAAAAGTAGAAGTAAGGCTGAATGATGGGAAAAGACGACAATTGAAGTTAGGAGATGTAATATTATTCAAGAACCTAGAAACCGGTGAAGAACTGGAAAGAAAGGTGAAAAGAATAAAACTATTTACAATGCCTTTTAGGTTGCTAGGTAGGTACAGGCTACAGGATTTTGGGGATGAATACAAGGAAACAAAAGACCTAGTAGAAGAGATTCATAGTATTTATGGCCTAGTCGATATACATAAGTATGGGGTGATGGCTATAGAATTAAGTGAGGTTGAGTAATGTGTAAGATTAAAGGAAAGGGAAATAAAAGTAATGATGTTTAAGAAAAAGGCAAGTATTAATACTTATATAAAGTTATCACCTAGGATGCAAAGATATACAGAAAATTTGAATAACATAAACGGGGGTAGGGATGAATAATAAAAGAGTACTTGAATATCCTGTAATACTAAAGTCAGAAAACAGATGGATTATTATAGATATACCTGATTTAAATTGCACTACACAGGCTGAAAACATAGGGGAAGTAATACAAATGGCTAGTGATTGTATAGAACTAATGTTGATGGATATGTACGAGGATGAAGAAGATTATCCTAAGCCTAGCAAAATTGAGATGCTGGATTATGATATTGAAAAAGAAATACCAGTATTGGTGAAGATTAATCTAAATAAGGTGGAAAGAGCTACACATAAGACTAGGGGAGAAAGGTAAAAAAATTATCCTAAAACGTGATATGGCGTGTTTTGGCGGGTAACTTTATGTTACTATGTCAATGTGGTAATCTCGGTTATTTTGATTATCACAAGCTGATACTATGTTGCTCCCAATAATTAAAAACTGCTAAATTGACGATATAACATATGTTGTATCGTCTTTTTTGGTGGGATTGGTGGGACAACAAAATATAATTATATGGGAGGTAGAAATGGAAAGGGAAAGGGAAATTGTAATGGTATGTCTTGATGATATTGTTCCTTATGAGAACAATCCAAGGCACAATGAAAATGCAATTGATAAGGTTGCTGAATCTATAAAAGAGTTCGGGTTTACTAATCCAATTCTATTAGATGGTGATGATGTTATTATTGCAGGGCATACGAGGTATGAGGCTTCTAAGGTGTTAGGGCTTGAGGAAGTACCCTGTATGTATTTGACTGATTTATCGGATGAACAGGTTAAGGCTTATAGGCTAGTTGATAATAAGACTGGTGAGTTTGCTGAATGGGATTTTGAGGCACTGCAGGAAGAGTTAGACGGTATAGATATAGATATGGATTTGTTTGGGTTTGACGATTTATTTGCTGAATTAGATAATAATAATTCGGGGGAGGCTGGCTCAATCTTGGGAAAAAACAAAAATAATCCGGTGGATAGTAATTTGGCGGATACTTTTCTATTTTCTCCGTTTTCTTATATAGATACAAAGACAGATAGGTGGCAAAACAGAAAAAAAGCGTGGAAAGAATTAGGGATTAAATCAGAAGTTGGTCGAGAAGATGGATTAATTTTTTCAAAGGCACTAATTAACGAATCATTAGCAGGAACGAGTATATTTGACCCTGTTTTATGCGAACTTGGTTATAGGTGGTTTTCTCCTAATAAAAATTGCAATATAATTGACCCGTTTGCTGGTGGTAGTGTAAGGGGTATAGTTGCCAATGTGTTAGGGCATAGTTATACTGGGATTGATTTAAGGCAGGAACAGATAGATGCTAACTTTAATAACGCTAATGAAATGGGGTTAAGTAATATAAAATGGATATGTGATGATAGTCAAAATGTATTAGAACACGTCAATGAGGAGTCACAGGATTTAATGTTTACTTGTCCACCGTATTTTGATTTGGAAGTATACTCAGATAATGATAAAGATATAAGCAATATGGATTATAATTCGTTTTCTGAAATTTATAGTAATATACTTAGAAGAACAGCTAGGACATTAAAAGATAATCGCTTTGGCGTTGTTGTTATTTCTGATGTTAGAGATAAAAAAGGGTTTTACAGGGATTTAACTGGATTAACTAAACAGGCTTTAGCAGAAGAAGGGATGTATTTTTACAATGATTTAATATTATTAAATAGTATAGGTACGGCTGCTATTCGTGCTAGAAGGTATATGGCTAATAGAAAGGTTGCTAGGCTTCATCAGAATGTATTGGTGTTCTATAAGGGTGATCCAAAGAAAATTAAAGATGAGTTTGGGGAGTTAGAAACATTAGAAGAAGAGGAAATTTTCTCTACGAAAGGACTGGACATATAGCTAGTTATCGTTTATCATACTGATATAGTAAATAGTTGTTAATTATTAGGAGGCGTTAGTATGATAGAAGAACTTAGAAACAGGGCAGAGCAGGCTAAAACATTATATAGAAGCAATGTAATAGATAGAAAAGAAGCTGAAAAAGATATAAAGCCTTATTTGAAAGTTGCAAACGATAAAAGCAAGGAATTAGCCAAGAAATACAATCAGAAACCTAGGTTGATTTCGATGGCTGCGTATTTAAGATAATAAGTATATTAATTATTTAAGGGTGCTAAGTAGGCACTCTTTTTTAGTGCATAAAAGGTGTGACATGAGCAAAAATGAATTTATTAAAATATTAAAGAGTTGTAATGATAAACTTACGTTTCAGCAATTTAAGACGTTAAGAGGACAAGCCTTAAAGGGTGACATTGAAGGAGCGTACAGAGGATTAAATAGGATATTAGAAGCTTAATTTTAAAAATAACAATAAGTATATAAAGAGGTGGTGGTGTGAAAGATGTAAAGGAGCTGGCTAAACAAGATTACTTAAACGGCGTAAAACAAAAAGATATTTCAAAAAAATATAATCTATCAATAAACACCCTTCAATCATGGATAAAACGTTATAGGTGGAAAGAAGAAAAAGACGGTGCAAAAACTAAAAAAAAGATAAAAAGAAATATCAATGCACCACCAAAAAAGAACGGTGCACTGAATACTAGAAAAAACAGTACACTTATTTCTGACAAAAAACCACCTATAGCAACAACTCATGGGGCATATGAAAAGATAATGTACTCTACCATGGCTGAGGATGAAATAGAGTTAATCAGTGATTCTCTAAGGGATAATGAATTAGAGGAGCTGTATAGGGAAAAAGATATATTGACCGTTAGAGAACTTAGGTATGCTAAGCTGATAAAGCAACTAAGGGAAAATGAAACTGGGTTGATTACTGTTAGTGCTGAAAAAAGAAAGATTGAAACTAAGCATAGAGGTGCGACACCGGTTGATGATTATACGGAAGATACGGTTGAAACTGTAGGTAAAACAACTTATGTTTTTGAATTGATTCATAAGTACGAAGGTGAGTTAACTAGGATACAAAAGCAAAGGGCGAAGGTAATAACCGATATAGCGAAGATTAAAAATGATAGAGAAATGATTGATATAGCTAGACAGAGGTTAGAACTTGAAAAACTAAAGGTTCAGACATCAGAAACAACCGAGGATAGATTGGAAAAATTAATAGATGGTATAAGGGGGATTATGGTTGATGAAGAATAAACTTAAAGCCTTATATCATGATAAGCAGTATGAGGTGTTAGAACACGCGTTAAACCATGATTTTTTTATGCTAATAAATCACGGAGCGAAAAGAACCGGTAAGACCATATTAAATAATGATTTATTTTTACAGGAGCTTACTAGGATTAAAAAAATAGCTGATGATGAGGGTGTTAAGGACCCACAATACATATTAGCTGGTGCGGATTTAGGTTCGTTGCAAAGAAATGTATTGATTGAACTAACAAATAAATACGGCATTGAGTTTAAATTCGATAAGCACAATAGATTTAAATTATTTGGTGTACTTGTTTGTTGTTTTGGACATTCCAAGAAAAATGACTTGGGTAGAATTAGAGGTATGACATCCTGGGGCGCGTACATCAATGAAGGGACCATGGCCAATGAGGAAGTATTCAATGAAATCAAGTCCCGTTGCTCTGCTACAGGTGCTAGGATACTAATAGATACAAACCCGGATAACCCGGAGCATTGGTTGAAGGTTAATTATATAGATAAAGCTGATGAAAATACTATAGTTGAATTTAACTGGAAACTAGACGATAATACATTCTTATCCGATAGATATATAAACAACATTAAAAACTCCACCCCTTCCGGTATGTTTACGGAAAGGGATATAAACGGCAACTGGGTTAACTCCGAGGGTGTTGTGTATAGGGATTTTGATGTAAAGGTACATTACGTTGATACATTGCCGGATATGGAACGATATTTCGCAGGTGTCGACTGGGGATATGACCATTACGGGGTTATTGTTGTTATAGGGCTAGGTATAGACGGCAACTTCTATATGGTTGAGGAACACGCTTATAGGTATAAGGAAATTGAAGATTGGCTAGAAATAGCACTAGAAATAAAAAAGAGGTATGGGCATATACCTTTTTATTGTGATTCTGCTAGACCGGAGTATGTTGTTAAGTTTAAGAAAAACAAACTAAAGGCATACGGGGCTAGTAAACAGATATTATCCGGGGTAGAAACGGTATCTAGGCTATACAAGCTAAAGAGACTTTTTATATATAGGCCTATAGCGGATAGATTTAGAAAAGAGATATTTAGTTATGTTTGGAATAAGGATACTGGAAAACCTTTAAAAGAAAATGATGACGTGCAGGATTCAATTAGGTATGCACTGTATTCTGATAAAGTTATTAATAAGTGGGAGGTGAGAACGGATGAAGCTAAATAGAGTATTAGAGGTAATAAAAGGCTATGAATCAACGGCTGATAAGATAAAGAACAACAAAAGATACTATAAGAATGAAAATGACATATTAGAAAAGGGTGTTTGTTCTACTAGTAAGGAAAAAGTCGGAGATGGTGTATTAAGGCACGCTGATAATAGAGTAACTCATTCCTTCCATACATTGCTTACTGATGAAAAAGCGGCCTATATGTTTACCTATGAGCCTTTAATTGATGTTGATGATAATAAGAATGATATCAACAAAAAAGTTAAAAAGGTTTTGGGTGATGATTTTAGTAGGAAGTTGAAAAACTTATGTATTGAAAGCTGCAATTGTGGTAAAGCTTGGCTACACTACTGGATAAATGAAGATGGCGGGTTTGAGTATGAGAAGGTAAATACGGAAGAGTGTATTGAACTAAAGGACAGTACTTTAAAAAAAGGCACATCTAAATTTATTAGATATTATGATGTTAGCGAGTATAGGGATGAGGAAACTACCGTTAAAGAAAAATATAGGTATATTGAGGTATGGGATGATAAGGAGTTTACTAAATACAAATTAAAATCCGGCACAACTATAGCCTTAGAAAGTGAAACTATTAGTCATAATGCTGGCAGGGTTCCGTTTATAAAGTTTGCTAATAACATGAGCGAGACTAGCGATTTAGATAAATATAAAAAACAGATAGATTTATTTGATAAAGTCATGAGTGGTTATGCGAATGATATTGAGGATATACAGCAGGTGATATATATACTAGAAAATTATGGCGGGCAGGACCTAGATGAGTTTAAAAATGATTTAAAGAGATATAAGACTGTTGAACTAGAAACAAACGAGATACAGGGTAAGGGCGATTTTAGAACCATACAAATTGATATACCTGTTGAGGCTAGAAAGATTATTTTAGAATATTTAAAGAAGCAGATATATGAGTTTGGACAAGGGTTACAGCAAGATGTTGAAAGTGTCGGTAATGCTAGCGGGGTAGCTTTAAAGTTCTTTTACCGTAAATTAGAGTTGAAGGCGGGTAATACCGAGACTGAATTTAGGGCTGGTGTATCTAAATTGGTTGAGGCTATATTAAATCACTTAAATATTGGGTTTGATATGATACAGCAAACATATACTAGGAATATGATATCTAATGACCTTGAGAACGCACAAATAGCGCAGCAATCCATGGGGGTTATTCCAATTAAGTATGTATTATTAAATCATCCTTGGATTGATGACGTTGATGAGGCATTAAAACTACTTGAGGAAGAGAAGGCAAAAAACGAAGCTGGGATTGAAGATTTGTATTTCCCGGACAAGCCCAATAAGGTTGATAATGAAGGTAGTAAGGAATAGTTCTAATGGCTAATGAATATTGGATTAAAAGAGAAAGAGAAAAGCTCAAGGGGCATTTGAATGATGTTGATAAAACTGAAAAAATACTTGCTAGTAATTTAAAAAAAGCTAGTAGGGATATTGAGGATGAGATATATAAAATATACTCTAGATATTCAATCGATAATAAGATAAGCTATACCGAGGCTAATAAGCTATTAACCGGTGATAGGTATAAAGCGTGGCGAATGGATCTAGTTGATTATGTTAAGGAGATTGAAGAAACCAACAATGATGAACTTTTACTAGAGTTAAATACCCTATCTGCTAAAAGCAGAATTACAAGGCTAGAAGAAAATCTATATCAAATACAAAAGATACTGGATAAAGATTATAACTTTAAACATAAAGAGGTAAAAGCTCTGCTAGAATCTGGAGTAAAAAATAGTTTCACGCAAACAGCATACACAATAGATACTCTAAATGGATTTCATACAGCCTTTAACTTTATAAGCAAGGAAGAAATAGAGAATATAATAAACCTACCTTGGAGTGGTAAAAACTATAGTAAAAGGTTGTGGAATAACAGAACTAGGCTGAAAGAAAAGGTACAAGAACAGATAGTCCAAGCGTGCATACAAGGCAAGGATTTAAGGAAGTGCATACGTGAATTATCTGCTACTATGGATACATCAATTGAGGTTACTAAAAGACTTATTAACACCGAACACGCATATGCGTGTGCACAAGGGGATTTAAAGATGTATCAGGAATTTGATATAGATTCATACGAGTACATAGCTACACTTGATACAAGAACTTCAAATATATGCAGACATTTGGATGGAAGGATTTTTAAATTGTCAGAGGCTACACCAGGTGTTAATTTTCCACCAATGCACCCACATTGTAGATCTACTACTGTACCTGCAGATTTAGAAAATTTAGGGGATGAGACAAGGATTGCCAAAGATAGCAAGGGTAATTACATATATTTAAAGGCTGATACTAGTTATAAGGACTATAGGAAGGCCCTTGAAACGGGTAGCTGGAATAATGTAATGCATGGCACTAAAATTAATACAGAAGTTAAAAAATCTGTGGTAAATACTCATAAAAAAATGTATAATATAGTTAACAATAAGAGTTTAAATGATAGTGGGTTGTCGAAGGAAATTGAAGCACAAAATATTAAATATATAAAACCTAAAAGATATATATTTAAACCTACCGAAAGTAAAATTATAAGTAATTTAGGTGGTGGAGATTTAACAAAAGGATCTTGTTCATCAGTAGCTTTTGCTTATATTGGAAATAAAGGCGGTTTAAATGTTAGAGATTTCAGAGGTGGAGATAGTCAAAGGTATTTTTCTGTGATTTATAATATAAGAAAAATTGCCAATCTAACAGGTGTTAAAAGCTATGTTGTTAAAGAAAGTAATGACTTTAAAGCAGTATCAAAACTGTTACAAAATATGGCTATAGATAAGGAATACTACTTAGCGACAGGCCGTCATGCTGCAATTATAAGAAAAACTACTGATGACGTACAATATTTAGAATTGCAGAGTGTAGAAAACAATGGTTTTAAACCATTAAATAATGATGTTCTACGTAAAAGGTTTGGATGTAGAAGAAGTCACACAATGAAATATATAGGTAAATATGAAGTGGAAAACATATTAATTGATGTAGACTCATTAAAAGGAAATTCAGAATTTAAACAAATACTAGGCTACATCAATACAAACGAAGCAAAACAATTGAAAGGGGTTGGAGGTAGTGTCAAATAATAATTATGATAATTTTATCAATAGATTAGAAGAATATGCATCCAAACCAGATAATACTGTTTTTGCAGATTGTGATATAAAAGGGATGAGCAACTTTTATAAGGATGACAAAGCAAGTAAGGTATGGTGGGTAGAAAGATTAGATTCAGTAGGTGAGTTTTTATTTAGTTTCGACAGAAAAAAAATATACAACTTGTTTTCTGACTATCCTCATAATCTATCAAAAGATGAAGTAGAAATATTTGACAAGGAAAATCCGGAATGGGTGGAATTTTTTAAATATAGAAAAAAATAAGCACTTTAACAGTAGTTAGGGTGCTTTTTTAGTGCAGTAAATCTATATAACGGATTTTGGCTAAAATTCGACGTATAAATATTTATATGACGGAAAAAGGCGAAAATCCGTCGTATAAAATATGAGAGGAGTAATATATGAAATATAGGAAAAAACCAGTAGTAGTTGAGGCATTTAAGTTTGATGGTGATTTTAAAACTAGAACGGGCGAACACTATGTGCCGCTATGGGCTGAGGCGGCACTGCATGAAGGCATTATATGTTTTGCTGGTGGAGTTCCTACTATGACAGTAGAGATATATTTAGACTCTTTAAATAAGGATATGTTTAATAAATAATTTCGTTATTTGCGTTCCATTTTCTACCGGGACGAAAGAGACGCAAATTGCAAAAGCGTTGAAAATGCCAGCTTTTTTCGTTTCATTATCTACCGCAAATTGCGGGAAAAAGTGTGCGAAGGAAATTTGCTTCCGCCGCAATACTAATTAATATAATTCGACCTAGACAAGTCGTAAAAAGGCCTATTTTTTATATCAAAATTCGACATGATAAGTCGTTAAAACAAAACCTATCGAGGTCGTTGCCTCGTTAATAAACGAAAAGGAGATTGAAAGAATGAAGAGAGAATTTTTGAAGGAATTAGGTCTTGAAGATGATGTTATCGGTAAAATCATGAAGGAACATGGGAAATCAATACAGAAGCTTGATGATGCAATCGAAACATACAGGGGCAAAATATCTGACCTGCAGACGGATATAGCCACAAAAGATAAGGCTTATGAAGATTTAAACAAGGAGTTAACTGTTTCTAAGGCTAAGGTGGAAGATTTTGAGAAACTAGATGTTGAAGGGTTAAAAAAGAGCGTGCAGGACTGGGAAAACAAGTACAACGAAAGGGAGTACGATTTATCAGTAGACAAGTACATGCAGGGCTATAAATTCACATCTGATTTAGCTAAGGAAGCTACTATATCTAAGTTTAAGGAGCAAAAATTCAAATTAAAGGATGGCAAGCTTGATGGTGCTGAGGATTTTATGAAGAAGTTTATCGAAGAAAACAAGTCTGCCTTCGTCGTTGAGGGTGAGGGGAACAACAATGCTAGTAACGGTATTAGTAACGGCCCTGCACCTTATAAATATGTTCCTGCTGGTGGTTCTAGTGCGGAAGATATTAAGGATTTTGAAAGTATGTTAGACAGTATGATTTAAAAGAGATTAGAAAAATTTTGGAGGTAATTTATTATGGCAAATCAAATTGAAAAAGTTGCGGTAGTGCAGAAAAAGTTGGATGAGTTAATAGTTGCGGAAATGACAACTGCCTGGATGGAAGTTAATCAGTCACAGTTGCAGTATTTTGGCGGTGATGAGGTTAAGATACCAATGCTTACAGTAGATGGTATGGGAAATTATAAGAATGGGTATGCTACAGGATCCGCTACTCTTAAATTCCAGACTAAGAAAATGACACAGGATAGGGGTAGAAGTTTTGATATTGATGTTAGAGATGTTGACGAAACAGCGGGTATAGCAACAATATTCCAGATTATGAATGAGTTTCAGAGAACGCAGGTTATACCGGAGATAGATGCTTATAGAATATCATACCTTGCTAACAACGCTATAGAGGCGGAAATGGTTAAGGACCAGTATGTGCCTAAGAAGGAAACTGTAATAGATGAGGTTAAGGATGCTATAAAGGCGATAAGAAAAATAGGGTACAATGGCGAGTTGATGATACATGCTAATTATGACACTATAACAGAAATAGAAAAGGCTAGGGCTGTTGTAGCCAATACTGCAACAATAACTCTTCATGGGGTAGAAACTAGAGTACAGCAGATAGATGGTGTGCCTATTATACCAACATCTGATAATATAATGGTATCTAAGATTAAGTTAAATGATGGTACTACAGGCGGACAGGAAAAGGGTGGATTTGAGAAGGATGGTTCAGGTAAAACTGTAAACTTCCTTGTTGTAGGTAAAAATGTACCTATAGCAGTAACTAAACTTGATGTAATAAGAGTGTTCGATCCTATGACTAACCAAACTGCTAACGGTTGGAAGGCTGATTATAGAAGATTCCATGATATATGGGTGACAGACAATAAGAAGAAGTGTATGTTCGTAAACATTAAAGAGGCTAAGGCTTAAGATGATTAGGTTAGAGAAGTTGAATGTTGTGGTCGAGGTTGATTCCGAGGCTAGGGCTGCAGAACTTGTCTCTGAGGGGTATACGATTATAGAAAGTGAAAAGGACACTCACAAAAAGACAGGGACTAGAAAAACATCTAAGGGCAAGAAGAAAAATAGCGCTGATGAAGATGATATAGTAAATGTCGATGAATTGGCAGGTGTTGAAAATGCAGGAGATGGAAAGTAAATTTAGAGAAATATTAGAAGGTGTTTCTTTAAATACAGGTTATAGTGATGAAAAAATAATAAAATATTATTTTGGTAAATTAACAACAAAAGTTTTAGATTATTGTCGAAGAGAGGAACTTAATGTTCCTCTCTTTGATTTTATTGAAAGAAAGTTAATTGACATAGCCCTTTTCAAAAAGGCAGAGGAAGAAGCTAAAAAAAACAGTTCTAGCTCAACTGCTGCTATTAATGGAATAGGTATAGAAAATATCAAGTCTATAAGTAGGGGGGATACGTCAATTACCTTAAAAGACGGTGAAAAAACAGAAGTAACTAAAAAAAATACGGATATAGGTTCACTATTGGAGTTTAGCAAGGATGATTATATAACTCTTAATAGACATAGGAAGGTGTATAGATAATGAGTAGTTGGGAAGCTGATCTATTTGCGTTGACATATGAAGATAGAATGTCAGTTAAAAGGCATGTAGAAAAAACTGATGAAGAAACCGGAATATCAAACTTTAACGAGAGTATACCGGTATTAGACAATATACCGTGTGCCTTATCTCAAAAGAATGAACCAACTATAGGAGGGGATTTTCCTTCGATAATATCAACGCACCGTATATTTGCAAGACCGGAGAATGATATTAAGGCAGGAGATCTAATAAGTGTGAAAAGGTTCAGTAGAGTATATGAATTTGTGGCATCAGAACCCTTTTATTATGTATCACACGTTGAAATACCTGTAGAAAAAAAGGAAAGGTTGTAGCATGAAATTAACTGGAGTAGATTCGCTTATAAAAAAACTTGAAGTGGATATAGACAAGAAAACAGAAAATCTTCTTAAAAAGACAGGAGCATATATATTAAAAGATGTAAAAATGAATACTCCTGTTGATACTGGAAGACTTAAAAGATCTTGGAAAATGAATAGAGAACTACACCAAGTGACAATCTATAATAACACAAAATACGCCAAACACGTTGAATATGGGCATAGGACGAGGGGGTCAGCAAAAAATCTTAGGTACAGCCCACAAACAAGGACTTTTAGCAGTAATGCCAGACGAGTTGTTCCGGGAAGGCATATGTTAAGAAATTCAGTGAAGCGTGGAAAACTATTCCTATCCAAAGAGATGGCAGAAATAAAAATATTTGGTGGTGATTAGTATGATTACAACGTTAGATATTGTAAAGGCGGTGGCAATTCAAATAAAGGGTAAATTTGATGCCAAGGTATGTATTGACAAAGAACAGTTGCAGAAATATACAAGCTCAAATAACTGTATATACATAGAGGTTACAACATTAGCTAGTGAAGTGGCTACATTATTTGCCAATACTGATTCTATAGTGATTGATATAGCATATTACCCTTTAGGAGCAATTAATAAGGTTGAACTTTATGAAATTGAAAGCAAGATAAGGTGTCTATTTATACGGAGTTTAAAAATAGGTCGTGATTATATGCACATCAACTCTTTAACTCCAGATATAGTAAAGGATGAAGTTGGGTGGAGATTAAATGTATCTTTAATTGGAAAACTATACAACAATATGCTTGAAACAACGTTTGTTGATGGTAAAAAGATATCAGGAACTGACAAAATAGAGATATTGGACCCAGTACAGGTTATGACTGCGGTTGATTTAGAAGTAAAGGATGGTGAATAGATATGGGAATGCCTGAAATAAGAATTAAATTTATTGAAATTACTAGGCGAGCTATAGAAGAAGCAGGTAGAGGGGTAGTGTTATTATTATTGAAAGATAATACAAACAAGGGTCTAACTGAAATTAACAGTTTTGACGAAATTCCTGAAAGCTTTAAGGGGAAATCTAAGACAATAATAGACCATGTGTTTTGGGGAAATGTACAGGATATTAGAGAAGGAACAAGCCTTAGAACTGTATCATATAGACCTGCAAAAGTATATGTGTATTGCTTGGGTAGTGATGAGAATTTAGAAGATGCATTAAAGAAATTGGAGGGGTTAGAATTCAATTTTATGGCTTATCCAGATGCAGAGGACGTTGACAATAATAAGTTGATAAGTTTTATAAAGAAAATAAAGGAATCAGGCGTTGAAGCTACAGTGATAGTGTCTTCAAAAAAAATAAAGGCTGATTCAGAAGATGTAGTAAATTTTGTGGAAGAAGATTTTAAAGTTGGGGGGCAAGTGACTAAGGCTAATTCATATACTGGACGTATAGCAGGACTTATAGCTGGTACTCCATACTCTCAATCAATAACATTGGCTTCCTTAAATGAAATTGAATCCATAGCAGACAAGGAAATAAATGCTATTAACGCAGCTATAGATTCAGGAAATTTGACACTTTGTTGGAAAAAAGGCAAGGCAAGAATTGCTAGAGGGGTAAACAGCAGAACCACTATAACAGAGGATAGAGGGGAGCAGTTTAAGAAGATTAAACTTGTAAATACATACAAATTTATAAACAATGCGATATATAAAGTCATAATAGACCATTATATAGGTAAAGTGCCTAATAGTTATGATAATAAATGCTTACTTATAGTAGAGATTAAAAACTTTTTGAACAATTTAAGTTCAGAAGAATTAATTGAAAAGAAATTCAATGTAGGTATAAACATGACCAAGCAAAAAGAGTATTTAAAATCAAAGGGTGTTGATGTATCTGCGTTAAGTGAACAAGAACTAAAAGAGGCTGATACAGGATCTAAAGTGTTCTTAGCCCTTACAATTAAGGGTATTGATGCTATGGAAGATTTTGATATAGAAGTTTCAGTATAAGAAAGGAGATACACAATGGATTATAGCAAGATGAAGTTTAGTCAAGAAAAACCAATATCAGGTACGTGGGGAGAAGTGTGGTTAAATGGCGAATATGTATCCGAGTGTAAAGGTATGCAAGCTAAGATAGATTTTGATAAAGAAAAAATCACAATGCCAAGAGATTACATGGTAGGGCATAAAATAATGTCCGCCGAAGGAAAAGGTTCAGTGACACTTTTTAAAATGACATCTAGGATGATTACACTTATATCAGAAAAATTTAAGAATGGCGAATCTATGGAATTTACTATAGTATCGAAATTAGCTGACCCACAGTCATATGGTGTCGAAAGAATAAGCTTGGAAGGTGTAATTTTTGATGATTTAACACTTGCAGATTGGAAGCGTAATGAAGTCGGAGAAACTGAAGCACCATTTACATTTGCAGGGTATGACCCTATGGATACGATATAAGGAGGAATAGATATGGAAGATTTAAAGACAATGAATGATGAGTTAGAGGTTTTAGAGGATGAAAAGGAGTCACCAAATGTATTAGATTTACTTTTATCTGCTGATTTAAAGAAATTTAAAGTTAAGTCACAAAAAGTAGAAATACCTAGGTTGACAGAGGCAACTGGAGCACCTTTTATAGTTGAAGTAAGACAGATTCCTATTAATCTTGAAGAGGATATAGAGGAACGATACAATAAGGTGAGTTATACAGATGATGGAGATGTTGAAGTTGATTCCAAGCCTATGGAGAGCAAGAAAATGATACTGATTGAATGTGTTTATGTTTGTGATAAGCAGTTGTTTAAGCAAAGTGATTTGATGAGAAAATTCAATGCTAAAACTCCGAAACATTTTGTCGAGAAGTTGTTTACAAAGGGTGAAATAACAAAGATATACAATGCATACAAAGAAGTCATAGGTTTTAAAAAGGAATCTGTTAAAGAAATAAAAAACTAATTCAGACGGATGATGACGTCTATATGACTTACTATTTGTGGTCTAGGGGACGAATACTTCCGTCAAAGGCTTATGAAATAATGAATAACAAAAAGGGAGAGTATAAACTATTAAAGGCATTTGCAGAAATGGAAATGGAAGAAGAAAAGGAAAGACTCGAACTTAAAATAGCGATTGCAAAGGCAGGTATGCGTATATAGATACCTGCCTTTGATATATTCAGAGGTGATGGTATGGACGAAGAAAGATTAGAGGCAATCATAACTTTAGTTGATGACTATACGGAACATGTATTGCCAATCATTCAAAGAACTAAAGAACTGAAAGACACGTTAGATAAAGTAAAGACTGATATACCAGCTCCTAAGGATAACGCAACCCCAATCTATAAGCGTATTATGTCTCTTATCAGTAAGATAAAAAAAGAAAAAATAACTCCTAAAGAAGTATTAATTAGGGGCGCTAAGGCTGCGAAAAAACTAGCTGAAATTAGAAAAGAGGCTATGTTATTAAATGCTAAAAGAATAGCTTTAAATATAAAAAATACCTCAACGGCTAGTATAGCTAAACTTGGTAGAAAATTAAAAGATATAGTTAAAAAAAGATGGGATGCGAGGGTTGGAGTTAAAGACAAGGCAAGTGGTACTTTAGGAAAAATAAAAGCCATGTTAGGGGTATTAGCCGCAGGAGTTGTTATAAAAGCTACCATGCAAAAAGGTATGGAGCTTGAACAACAAAAGGTATCTATGGAACATTTCATGGGAGTTGGTAACCAAGGTAAGTCGCAATCTCAAATAAAGAGTATGACAAATTCCTATATAAAGCAATTGAGGGCGAATGCTAATGCAACTCCATTTGAAACAGGAGAGGTAATAAAAGCGGGTACAAGAGCCCTAACTATATCGGGTGGAGATACTAGACAATCCATGAAACTAGTTAAACTAGCGGAAGATATGGCTGCTTCTGACCCTAATAAAAATATGGGTGATGCGATTGAGGCATTAGCTGATGCTAAAATGGGTGAATTTGAAAGACTAAAGGAATTTGGTTTCAAAGGCACCAAAGAAGATTTTGACAAAGCTGGTGGAGATTTCTTTAAAATGAAATCTAAAGACGGTCAAACGTTGGATGGTTTATTTGGTGGTCTTGCTGCAAAACAATCTAAAACATCTTCAGGAATGCTATCTACCATAAAAGGCAACATAGGGAATTTACAACAAAATTTAGGAACAGGAATACTGGAAGGGATAAAGCCAGCCCTAGCACAGGGAGTAAGTTTATTTTCTCAATTTGGAGACAATGCAGGTGTATCGCTTGGACAAAAAATTGGTGGTGGCTTAAGTAATCTTATCCAAGGTCTAATGGGGCTAGCATCTGGCATAGATTTAGGTGGGATTTTTGAAAGTTTCAAAACAGGAGTTCAACCTGCAATTGATTTGTTTCAAACATTCTACAATCACATAAAGAATAAAACTCCAGAATCACAGGCGATTTTACAAATTTTTGGAACGATAGTTAGGACTGTATTCGAGGCAATGCGTCCAGTAGTACAGTTAGCAGGCGATGTTATTAAAGGTGTTATGAGATGGATTGCTGAACACTCAAGGGAAATACAGTCAGTTATACAAGCTTTAAAGGTTATATGGGATATAGCATGGAAAGCTATAACGTTAGCCGTAATGACCGCTGGGAAGCTTATAAGACCTGTAATTAATGGAATAGTAACGGTTGTTGGCGGAATTGCTGATGCTATAAATGGAGCAAAAAGAGCATGGGATAACTTTAAAAAAGCTATATCAGGCGGAGCCCATATTAAAGTGACAAAAGAAGAAATTACTGAAAGGCATAGACATGCTTATGGACAAGCAAGAGTACCTTATAATAATTATAACGCTACGCTTCACGAAGGTGAGCGTGTACTTACTAAGCAAGAGGCTAATCAGTATGATAACAATAAAGGTAAATCATCTGGTGTTAATATAAATATCTATGGACTGGCTGTAAGAGAGCAAGCAGACATAGACTTAATAGCAGCTAGGATAGTAAAGAAGATGAATATAGCAATAGCAGGGGGTGTGTAGGATGTCAATAGAAGTGTATTTAAATGCTAATGGGGATAATCTACGCTTTCCTGTATGTCCTGCTGAGGTAGGCAAAAGTATAAATGCAGATATATCAGGGGAAAAAATAATAAAACGTGGAACTGTAAACATATTCAATGGTTCTGAACCAGATTCAATTTCGCTTAGTGGTTTTTTTCCTGATGCATCTGCTACATATGGGTTTATAGATGTAAAGGGACAAGATCCATATGGATATGTGAATAAGATTGAAAAATGGTGTAAGAGTGGTGAAAGGCTAAGATATATTGTAACCGGCACACCAATTAATCTACCGGTTAAAGTATCACATTTTGAGTATAAAGAAAAAGATGGTTCTGGAGATGTGTACTTCGTTGTAGAGTTAAAAGAGGATGCGGATATTAATATCCCTGAGTGGTCGCCCACACCAGTTAGTGGAAATCCTAGCAATCCTGTCGCAAACAAGGTTTATTCTAGACCGAGAAATAATGTAGATTTAGGCAGGCTTAAGGTGAAACCTGGTAAGGTACATACGGTTAAACATGGTGAGTATTTATATCTAATTGCACAAAAATACTATGGGAACGGTAAATTGTATCGAAAAATATCACAACATCCTGAGAACCTAAAGAGGTATCCTAAGTTGAAAAATTCAAATGTAATATATAGTAATTGGAAGTTGGTGATTCCATAATGGCAACTTATGAAAATAAAGATATAGAACTTATAGTACATATAAGAGGTGGAAAATTTTATAAATTGTCTAGCGTGCTTTCATCAGTAGTTTGGAGTGGGGATATTAAATCCCCCTCTAGGACTTTAGAATTTAGTTTTTTGCAGGCTGTAAATGATGCCAAGGTGCAACAGCTAGGGATTGTAGAGGGGTCTACATGCTGTTTTTACGTTGGTGGTAAGGAAATATTTAGAGGAACTATAATAGATATTGATAAGTCAAATTCAAATAATGAAATATCTATGACTGCCCATGATATAGGCTTCTTACTGGCTAAGGACCAAGTCAATTATAATTTTGTAAATAAGACGGCGTGTGATATAGCCAAGGAAGTTTTTAAGGGCAAGGATAAACAGCCGCCACTTAAGTGGGGTAAGATAGCGCCGGCAGGGACTAAGATTACTAAGATGTTTATAGGTGCAACTAGGTACGATACTATCATGAGTGCCTACACAGCCCATTCAAAGGCAGATAAGGACCATAAAAAATACATGGTAGAAGTTGATTTAGATAAGTTCAACATAATTGAAAAAGGAGTTACTAAGCTTAAAATTATGTTTGAAGAAGAACAAAACCTTGAAGTGGCCACTTACAAGGTATCTATGGAAAATATAGTGAGTAGGGTTGTAGTAGTAGATGAAAAAGGTAATAAGATAAAAGAAAGCCTAAACGCTGAACTTAGAAAGCTATATCAGTACATATCAAAGGTAATAGAGCAGAAAAAAGATAAGGCTATCACTGATGAAGAGATAAAGGCTGAATTTAAGAAGCCTGAAAGGTCTTGTAGCTTGTCTGGGTATGGTGATATATCCTGTAAGTGTGGCTATAAGGTACAGGTAAAAGATAGCTTTACGGGGCTTATAGGTGAATTTTATATAGATAAAGATAAACACACATGGTCTGGTGGCAAGTACACAGTTGATTTAGAATTAAACTTTGATAATATCATGGATGAAAAGAATGCAGGTAAGGATGAAACAAAAGAATCATCTTCAGATGGTGCTGGTGGTAGCTCAACAAAGGACTGGGGGCATGGCGTAACTGCCGAAATGCTTAATAAGGTATTAAAGGGGCCATTAGCAGGCAAGGGTGATCTTTTTGTAAAATATGGAAATATGTATAAGGTCAATCCTATGTTACTACTTATGATAGCCAGAATGGAAACAGGTGCAGGTTTTGATTCTAACTTAGCCAGAAATTGTAATAACTTTTTTGGTATTAGAGATCCAGACCCAAATATCAGAAAGACTAGTGGAGGGTTTGGAATATATTCTAGTATAGAGGAAGGTATAAAAAGAGGATTTCATTTTATAGGCATATCTCATATACACAAGAAGAATCGCTCCTATGACCAGATTATATCTACATGGGCACCGAAATCTGATGGCAATAATGTCGCTGCTTATATAGCAAATACAAAGAAATGGTATAAAGAGTGGACTGGCACAGACTGGAATGATAGCAAGCGTGGTTCTGGCGTGGCATCTGATGCAGAGGCAGAAGCTAATGTGGTTGCAACATCAAGTGGAACATCAAGCAGTGGTTTAACTGGAGTTGTTAATGTTGCTACTAAGTACCTAAGGAATGGAGTTAATAAACCGGGCTTTGCTTGGTGTTGTTGGTTTGCGACTAAATGCTTAAGAGAGGCGGGGTACACTCCCGTTGCAAATACAAACCTATGTGATGCGTATTACACAGCGTATAAGAATGTTGGAAGGCTTAAAACACCTAATGAGTATATACCTAAGCCTGGAGATACTATATTCTTTTACGGAAACGGTGGGTACTCACGAAGGTATACAAATCATGTTGGCATCGTAACCGGTGTTTCTGGAAGTGGTGAATCAATGAAAGTGCACACAATAGAAGGTAATTCAGGAAATAAAGTAGCGGCTAGGACATATGGCAAATATAGGTCTAGCTGGGCTAGAATAGTAGGTTATGGAGTAAATTAGGGGGGAGGAAAAGTGAGTAGTATAAGTGAGTTTATAGAAATAATTAGAAACGAAGGAATGAGAAATTACACACCTTCTTTTTTTTATGCGGAAGTTACTAGAGATTATCCCAATATAGAACTAAAATTTAATGATATGACTTTAAAAAAAGAACAAATAAAATATACATCTTGGATTAAATTTTTATGCGAGGGATATATAACCGAAAATGCTAACGGTCCTGAATCCCATAGGCATAAAATTAAAGATATAAAACTCAAAAAAGGTGATACGATTCTAATTAAATTTGATGGTGATAGTGTACTTATATTAGATAGGGTGGTGGTTTAATGGAAGAAACATTTTTCCCTTTTATAGGCGTGCCTAGTGACTATGTAAGTGAAATACAAACGGAACTTCCCTTACTTTATGAGTATGCTTATGACTTTGATACTAATGATTTTATAGTGGATCCAATAACAAACGATTTAGTGGTAGTTACTGGCATTGATGCTCTAGAGGTGTGGATATATAAGGCTGTACTTACAGATAGATTTGAATACCCTGTTTACTCATGGGATTATGGTACTGAACTTACTGACCTAGTGGGGCAAAAATTTAGTAAAGGTCTTACTGAATCGGAGGCTTTTAGGTATATAAAAGAAGCGTTAATGATTAACCCATATATCAATGATGTTGATAATTTAGGTGTTACCTTTGATGGAGATACAGTGACAATAAAAATAGCTGTAGATAGTGTGTATGGGGGTGTTAAAATTAATGTTCGAAGATAGGACGCATGAAAATTTAAAAAATGAAATATTAAATAGCTATAATTTAGATATAGCAAAGAATGAGGGGACCTTTTTAAATGAAATTGCTAGTGGTTCCGCTCTTGCCCATGCTTCTATATACTCGGTGCTTGAAAAACTTCTTAGTATAGCCTTTATAAAGGATAGCTATGGGGATAGTTTGGATAAGAGGGTAGAGGAGTTTGGTGTAAAGAGAAAAGAGGGTACAAGGGCAATGGGCCATGTTACTTTTCATGGAGCTGATGATACTAAAATATTTAGGGAAACTCCTTTAACGTACGGCGGTCTAAGTTATTTCGTTGTATCCGTTGAAGAATATACTACTATTTCAGATGGAAGTGCCAGAATTCTAATAGAAGCCGATGAAGTTGGTAGTGAATATAATCTCCCATCAAATGTAGAACTGTCTTGTGATATAGATGGTGTTGAAAGAGTTTATGGATACACGCCTTATTACACCGGAACAAGCCAAGAATCAGATGAGGAACTAAAAGAAAGATTCTTTTATATTCAGGCTCATAAAGGTACATCCGGAAATGTAGACGACTATATCAACTGGGCTTTACAGGTTGATGGGGTCAAGAATGTAAAGGTGATACCACTATGGAATGGTAATGGTACGGTAAAGGTTGTAGTAATGACTAAGAACAATAGAAATGTATCAGAAGAAGTTGTACAGGCAACTAAGGATTTTATAGAAATAAAAAGACCCATTGGGGCTAACGTTACAATTGTTACTCCTACTGTGCTGGAGGTAAATATATCTGCTACAGTGGAGTTTGATAAGTCTACAGACCTAGAAAGTATAAAAGCTGAATTTAGGGAAAGAGTGGATGAATATCTTGTAAATGCAGTAAGTGAGATAACTTATACTAAAGTGGCTGGTATCCTAAGTAGGATTGAGGGAGTGATTGACTACTCTAATCTTACTGTAAATGGTGGTACTAAAAATATCAAGCTAATAACTGACCAAGTGGGTTCTGTAGGTAATATAGAGCTGCAAGAAGGGGTGATTGATTAATGTTTAATTTAATTGAACTATACCCCGACCATTTACAAAATAAGACGATTAGTGAGATATTAAAGGTTGAGCAGGAACAATTAGAACTAGAAGAAAAAGCAATAGATAATCTTATAAGAGAGTTTTTTATAGATACAGCTACTTTTAGTCTTGATACTTGGGCAAAATTTGCTGGTATAGAAGATAATCCGTTACTTGATTTAGATATAAGACGGTCAAATATAAAGGCTGCGTTAAAGGCTAAGGAAACAACAACTGTTGAGGTAATCAAAAATATAGCGGAATCCTATAGTAATGGTACCTGCGAGGTCATAGAGGACTATGCTAATTACAAGTTCGCTGTAAAGTTTACAGGCACTGTAGGAGTGCCTAGCAGGATTGACGAAATAAGAAAGATAATTGATAAAGTCAAGCCGGCACACTTGGCTTACGACTTTGAGTTTAAGTATCGAACTTGGGATGACATTAAGGCACTAGGAAAGACTTGGAACGAGTGGAAAAAACTTGGCAAAACTTGGAACGATTTAAGAGAGGGGGAACTGTAGCATGGAAGGATATAAAAAGACAGATAATATCGGGTTTAATAAGATTACTGGTGATAATATCGCTGATATCGAAGCTGTAGCAGAGAATTTTGAACTGTCTGATGAAAGTCTTGGAGACATAAAAGGGACCGTCCTAAATGGCTATGACGAGGTCGAGCACGGCGAGAAGTCGGCTGCTAACTTTGTAAAGTTCATCTGGGGCAAGCTTGGCAGCATTGAATTGACAGACTTGAAAGTCAAGGTCACAACATGGAGTGGGGACACCTTGAATGCGGTCTTGGATAAGATAAAGGGCTGGATAGGCACACTAACTAATCTCAAGACTAAAGAGAAAAGTAGCCTAGTCGGGGCAGTCAATGAGCTACACGACAACAACGAAAATCTCAAGCAGGCTGAAATCCTAGACAGACAGTATATAAAAAAACTTAAGCGTGATATATCTGGTGAAGATGAAGCACTAAAGCTGAATAATGAGAAATTTGCACAGCTACTAGGTGTCAGCATTGAGGACATCCGAGGGGGTGTTAGTTAGTGATAAGGTTTAGAAGAAAAGTATATGAAAAGTTGCTTGATGCGTTAAGTCAAAAAATAAACTTGATAAAAGATAATATCAATGAAAATTGCATCAATTTACCTGCTATAGATGGACTAACTGACATAGAAAAGCTACTTGAAAGTCATCATATAAAATCTGGAGATTTCTTAGAACCTGCCTCGAATACAATAATGGGTAAGACATATTGGTATGGCAATGGGTTAATTCCATATAAGGATAAGATATATATGATTGGGCTATTTTCTGTTGATCCCATTGTAATTATTAGCTCCAGTGCTGATCATGTAGCTATTTATAACATCAGAACAAATGAATGGGAATCATCTAAAAAACTGAAATTCAAAAGAGGACTAGGTTCATATTGTGCGAAAGATAATATAGTATACTACTTCTCGTATGACGATAATAGGCTTTGTTCGTACAACTTAGATACTGGAGAGAATTTGGATACAGGCATTGTAGCCTCTACTGATAAATCTTATTTATTGTTAAAAATGACCGCATACAAAGATAATATATACTTCGTGGGATATAAAACCCCTGAACTCTATGTATATAAAATTGATATGAGTACTAAATCAATATCAAAATACTCAAGTTATAACTTAAGAGATACAGATGTATCTCCAAGTAACTTTAGTGTCTGCTATGACAATAACTATATATATTTTTCTGATGGACTTAAAATATATAGATTTGATATTGATACGAGAACATACATACAGGTAATTGATTTAACTACGATCGCAACAAGAAAAAACTATTACGTACAAACGGATGCTATTAAATATTCAATAGATGATTTACTGATTAATGGAGATGATTTACTGATAATTTCTAGAAAAATAATTTCTTTGAATTTAAGTACAAAAACTTATAAAATTAGTAAATCAAACATAAGTGAGACGAAGAATGTTCCAAAAATCTGTAGCAGTTGCCTTTATAAAAAAGCGGTGTATGTAAAATCAGGACCTGGTGACATCGAAGGAAGAGATAATATTTTCGTAAAATGGTTTATTTAGGAGGTAAAAAATGACAACAATTAAAATATGGGATAAAAAATCAGACTTAAATAATATACCAAAAACAGCGTGGGAACAAGCATATCCTGAATCGGCATATAAGACATTAGTACTCGTTGATAGTGAAGTTTTATGGCTTGAAGATATCAAGAGCCAAGGCTTTTCAGGAGACACAGACGTGGCAGTAGTAGAATCATTCCTTGCCAAGCGTGAGGAAGACAGGCTAAAGGCTGAAAAAGAGGCTAAGGCTCAGGCTGATCATGAGAAGTCTGAGATAGAAAAGCGAGTTGAAGAAGAGGCTAATAAAGTGAGGCTAGAGTATGCAGTAGCTGTAGCAGAGCTTACAGAAAAGATTGAAAAGGATAAGGTGGAACTATCTACAGCTATAGTAGAAGCTATAGAGATGAAAGCAGGAGGTACAGTATAATGAGTGCATTAGCTAATTTGTATGTTTATTTGATTAAGCAGAAAAAGAGAACAATTGAACAGGTCCCAGACTTCTTGAAAAAAGAAGTTGAGGGTCTGCTAAAAGAATCTGAATAGAGGTGTTATGTATGAAGAATTTAATTGATAGGATTAGGTTCTTTTTTTATTGCATAAAAGTATCATTGGAAGGGGGTGAGTTGGATATGGCAATGTGTTATGTAACTTGTATAGTTGCTGGTGTTAGAACTTATGCACAAGTTCCAAAGTTCCTAAAGGCTAAGGTTAAGGAATTACTTATAGCTATGGACCTAGGTGAACTTGTAAAGGAAGATTAGTAGCAATCTGAATCTCATAGACCTGGGCATGTCTTAAAACTGCCTATTTTTTTCAATAATAAGGAGATTGAAATTTTGAAAACATTAGTAGAAATGTGTAAAGGATATGGGATACAGGGAGCGTGGACTATAGCACTGTCGGTACTTACTTACTTAGTTCATAAAAAGTTAAAAAAGCATGAGGAAATTGTTGAAAAAAGCAAAAAGAAACAAGAAAATATAGAGATTGGACTTCAAAGCTTGCTTTACTTTAGACTTACAGAGCAGGCTAAGATGTATATTCGTCAAGGCTATATAACACTTCAAGCCTATAAAGATTTGGAGTATTTTTTTACTGCATATTCTAATTTGGGTGGTAATGGAGTGGCTAAAAAGTTGTATGAAGAATGTAAAGAGCTTCCGATAAGAGAGGAGATGTATTATGAGTAGAATTGAAAATAAAATAGAAAAGAAGTCAAATAGGGTCGAAAGGTATAAGAACCCGTACTTTTGGATTGGTCTAGGGGGTGTAATTTTAACATCTTTACAGGTGGAAGCTACTAGCCTAACATCATGGTCTAGTGTGGGGGATTTGCTTTTAAATACGCTGTCTAATCCGTATCTGCTAGGCACTACAGCTATGGCGATATTGGGTGTAGTGATAAATCCTAGCACTAAGGGGATAGTGGACTAAAGGGGGATATAGCCCTCTTTTTTGATGTGAAAAGTTGAGTAAAAAGGAGTTTATTATGATAATTGATATACATGCAGGTCACAATCCTGCTAATAAGGTAGCTTGTGGGGCAAGTGACTTACTGAATGAATCTATAGAAAATAGAATTATACTAGGGAAGTTAAAAAATATCCTTACTAGTCAAGGGCATAAGGTCTATGACAGTACTTGTAATGATGGGTATAGTGTAGGAGATATAATAAACAAGATTGTGAGGAGTGTTAACTCACATAAGGACACGGAGCTGGCTGTATCTTTGCACTTCAACGCATATAAACCACAGCACCACCAAGATGGCCATGTGATGGGGTGTGAAGTGCTACATTATGATGAGAGGACCTTTAAATATGGCACTCAGATATGTAAAAATCTTAATGCTATAGGCATACCGACACATGGACAGCCTAACAAGATTAGAAGAGATCTAGGCTTTATAAGGTCTACTAATCCACTAGCAATACTTATTGAAATATGCTTTGTTGATGATAGTGACGATTACAATAGGTACAAGGGGCATGAGGACGCTGTAGCACAAGCTATAGCACTAGGATTGCAGTTAAAGAATTATACGTCAAGCAATCAATCAAAACCTAGCACGCAGGCTACTACAAGCCCTAGCAAGCCTTTAGATAGACCGATAATTGATGATGTCAAGTTTGTAGGCAATCCGACAACTTGTGTGGCACAGATGGAAGCGTGGGCTATAGCTAATAATGCTATTGAGTTTGCTAAGATTGCTAAGTCTTGCTATGATACTTGCATAAGTATGGGATTGGATCCTGCACCTGTGTATGCTCAAACTGCCCTTGAAACTGGCTGGCTATACAAGAATGGGCAGTCGCAGGCTGGTATAAATGCTAGTTATCATAATCCATGTGGTCTAAAGGTAACTGCTGGGGGTAGTGACTACGATAAGAACGCTCACAAAGTTTTTAAGGACTGGAGTGAGGGATTTAGGGCAATGGGTCAGCATCTACTACTATACTACGGTGCTGAGGGATATCCGCTTAAAAATCCTGTGGACCCTAGGCATTTCAAATTCCTATTTGGAAAGGCTAAGACAGTAGTCGGTCTTGGTGGTGAAGGTAAGTGGAATAATAATCCTGAATATGGTAAAAACATCATGAAGTTATATAGGAAGCTACTAGCGACTGAATATAAAAAACCTGTTGAAACGCCTATAGCTCCTAATATCGATACTAACAATCTTACTATAGTGACTTATACTAATATCGCTGATATGCCTGCTGCAATGCTTATAAATACTTGGCTGGGCTATCCTGTAGTCAATACTAATTCATTTGGATTTGATAGGACTAGGTATGCTAACATTCTTCACGTAGGCGGTGCTGGTGCTCCTAGTGGCTCTACAGTGCTTGCTGGTAGGACTAAGTATGATACGCTTGATGTGGTAGTTGATTATATAAAAAAGAATAAGAAGTAACTAAAAAGGGTGGCTTAGTTGCCACCCAACTTTTTTAGAAAGCTATATACAGCAATTTAAGGTATAAAACCCTTTACAAAATTTGCTACATCAAGACTTTTTTCTTTTATCATTTTTCATATATTCGGGGAGTTCATCAATTCTTGCACGGTCTAATCTATAAATATCATATTAAAAAAATGGGTCCTGTATGGCTGATAAATGAAAACTATATAAAACAGAAGTACAAAAAGCGTGATTCTATGGTAAAATAGAATGTAGTAAATAAATAAGGCACTGGTTACAGTGCCTTTATAGTGAGGAGATATAGTTTTGAGTAAAAGAAAACAAAAACAAGTTTCTAAAGATTTAATTTTAGAACAAGATAAATATATTGAGAAGTTATTTTCAATGAATGAAGATTATTTTTTAAAGAATGGAAAACGAAAATCGTATTTCTGCCTGACATTTGGATGTCAAATGAATGAGCATGACTCAGAGATGTTAATTTCAATGTTAGAGTCAATTGGTTATTCAAGAGCTCTATCAGAAGATACTGCTGATATTGTAATATACAATACATGTGCAGTAAGGGAAAATGCTGAGCTAAAGGTGTATGGTAACCTAGGTCACCTAAAGTCAATCAAGAGAAAAAGACCAGACATGAAGATAGTTGTCTGTGGCTGTATGATGCAGCAAGAGCATATAGTTGAAGAAATAAAGGCAAAGCACCAACATGTAGATCTTGTGTTTGGTACTCATAACCTTTACAAGTTCCCAGAGCTACTAGCAAGTACATTTGAATCAGACAAGATACTTGTAGATGTTTGGGATATAGATGGCGAAGTTGTTGAAGGTTTAAAGTCAAACAGGAAATTTGATATAAAGGCATTTGTAAATATTATGTATGGTTGCAACAATTTCTGTACCTACTGCATAGTTCCCTATACAAGGGGTAGGGAAAGATCTAGAAAGCCTAAAGATATAATTTCTGAGATAGAAGACCTAGTAAAGGGCGGAGTTAGAGAGGTTACATTACTTGGTCAAAATGTCAATTCTTATGGTAAGACATTGGAAGAAGATGATAGGATTAGTTTTGCAGACTTACTAAGAAGGGTTAATGAAATAGAGGGGCTTGAGAGGATAAGATTTATGTCTTCTCATCCAAAGGACATATCAGATGATGTGATATACGCTATGAGGGACTGTAAAAAAGTCTGTGAGTTTTTACATTTACCATTCCAGGTAGGTTCTACATCACTTTTAAAGAAGATGAATAGACACTACTCTAAGGAAGACTATCTAAATATTATCAAGAAGGCAAAAGAAGAGATACCTGATCTTGCCTTTTCTACAGATATTATGATAGGTTTCCCTGGAGAGACAGACGAGGATGTTCAGGATACAATAGATATATGTGAAGAGGTAAGATTTGATACGGCCTTTACATTTATATATTCAAAAAGACAGGGAACACCTGCAGCAAAAATGGAAGACCAAATACCTGAAGAAATCAAGCATAAGAGGTTTGACAAGGTCCTTTCTGTAATAAATAGGATATCAGGTGAGAAAAATCACCTATACGATGGTAAAATTGTAGAAGTCTTAGTAGAAGGTGCTAGCAAGAAAGATTCTAGTATTATGACTGGAAAATCAAGACAAAACAAGACTGTGAATTTCACTGGAGGGGATGAGTCTCTAGTAGGTAGGCTTGTAAATGTCAAGATTACTGATCCTAAGTCATTTTCGCTTAATGGGCAGCTAGCTGAGGTAGTATCATAATAGGAGAGTGGACTATGACGAATAAAAAAATAATAGCCTTATTGTTTTTTGCTACCAGCCTCCTAGTGGGTTGTGGAGAAAAAATAGATAGAGAGCAGTATATAGTCTCTACAGATGTAAAGGAAGATAAGGTTGAATACGAATTTTATAACAATTCAGTAGTTGATAGTGGCTATAACTGGTATAATACTTATATAAGTAATCTGATTCAACCCTTAAAAGACAGAGACTATAAGATAGAACCACAAAAAGTTAAGGAACAGATAAGACTTGTGAATAATAAAATCAAGGAAGTAGACGGTATTGACCCTAAGAAGGTTCAAAAAGCAATAGACTTGGTTGCAAAGGACCAGTCAAAGAACAATATAAAGGACAAGGTCTATGATGATAAGATGAAAGACTCTAAAAAGAATGTACCCCACAATATTGAAACGATGGTAAAAATGTTGAGGTCCATTGAAGATGGGTTAAAACTAGGGCTAGACGGAAGTTTTGATGATAATGATAGGTCAAAACTTGACCAGGTTCAAAAGAATTTGATTTCTGTATATGACGATACCCTGTTAATCCATTAA